GTGAGAAGCAGCCAGGGCAGAACAAGTATGTAAATAAGGCCAATAAGCAACAGGTCGAGGAACGGCAAAAGAAGGTGCAAGAAGAAGTGAAGGCTTCTTCGGCGTTTGACCGGACTGTTGAACTCCAGAACAGGTATGCCCACAATCGTTATTCGTACGGGCTCAATTCTGCTGGGGTATATGTTTACGCGCATGACGTTGATAAGTCAATTACTCAACTTTCCGTTATTCCTTCGAGGAATGTCACAGTTACCAAGGGAGAGAGTCCATTTACTGATGAGGGGATCAAACTAGAGAATCCTAGTTCGATGATCCGACCAGTTTCAGATGAACGAGGATTTGAGGTTATCGGTCATTTTCGGTACGGGCGTGGGGTAGCATTACGAGATGGTTCTTTGGTCTATAACGAGGGGCAGGTCAACCAAAAAGCCGAAGTGGGGACCCAGCTTGCTTTAGGTGGGGATTTGTTTGCTACGCTGACCGCTCAAAGTCAAGGTCTCACTTCAGTTGTTACCGCATACGCAAACCCAGCCGATGCGGTTTCTAGGATGCTTCCTGAGGATCTTCAGACGGCTGGGACTTGGACTACTGAGTCTGGTGGAGAGAAGAGTTACCAATTTAAGAATACGGGCGAGAACTTTGTCAATTCTGCCCCCCTCGGGTCCCCTGAGGCGAATGGTGTTCCTTCTAGCGTGGAGGCCAGTCAACTTTCACGGGCCCTTACTTTAGCTGAAATGAGTCCTAGGGGGGATTTGGTTCCTGGTGAGGCTGACTGTCCTTGTCAGTCTATGCGAGCTGACTTGGCTTTCATCAATGTTGGGTATCAAGTCAAGACGATCAATTCCTCAGCTCCTGCTCCGGATTCTATTTTTGGTCAGACACTTGCTGGCGCGATAAAGTCAGATGGTTCTTCCACTGTTTTCGGATACAGATCCTCTGAATCCGGTGGGTCTTCAACTCTTGAGGTGCCGGTTAAGCCCGCTACGTTAAAGGCTAGGGAGGTTATTCAGCGAGTGGAAGAATATCTTCGAACGCTCTATCAAGCGCTTGATACTCCACATCAGGATTATGAGAACGCTCTTAGGGGGAATCCTTCAGGATCTGAGTCTGGAGATCGGCAAATCCCAGATCTTTTCTCTGGGGCTGAAGCATTCGGGCAGGGAAACTTTACACCTCCCTTTAGTTCTCCAAATAGAGCTAGCCTTGGAGATCCGATCGCAGCTGCTCAACAAGTGAACTCCGCTAAGGGGGACCTGAAAAAGAGCTTTTCAGATTATAGTGCCAACCTAAAGAAAAACGAAAATAAGGCCAAGCTTCGTCAGGAGATTAACGATCTAAATATGAAGATCCATCGGCTGGAAACGCGATTAGAGGACATTACAAAGTCCGGCTCTGTCACTATTTCTATAGGTGAAGATCCCGGGGATCTTCAGAATCAGATCAACGAAGCAAAGCAGCAGGTGATCAACAAGGAGGCCGAGCTAGCACTGCTCGGATGATGAATGGCCCGTAAATTCCTTCCCGGGCAAGTACCCAATAAAGACTTCGCGAGTAATGATAATCCCTTCGAAGGTCTTCGAGTTGGGATTATTACTCGGGTCGATGAGCATCACCTCAAAGCCGATGTGAAGGTGATCACGGGGCAGGAAAACCGTTTTGAGTTGGATCTCACTTCCGCTATGGCGGGACCTAGGAGTTTCCTCGGGGGTATCCCAGAGGTCGGCTCGATGGTTGTTATTGGCTACCGTAAGAGAAGCAAGCAGATCGCTGACGCTGTGATACTTGGTTATATCCCAATGGGTAGTGGACTTGGGTTGAAGTTCGATCCTTTCGCGGCGGTCCCCCCTGGGGAAGTGACTCCTGAAGATCAAGAGGATGCGCAGAAGCTGCTTGGAAAGACGATCCGATATAAGCGTATCAAGGGTAAGCAAGGTGATATCTTCGGAATGTCTTCTTCCGGGTCTGAGATGCTTCTCTCCAAAGATGTTCGATTTACCAACCGCGCAGGAGACCTATTCGAGCTTCGGGATGTAGACCGAACCCTGGTGACGCAAACCATTCATCGGGTTGAGTCCGATGCAGGTTGTTACCTCTATTCAGGTCCCATTCGTCGTGGGGCGATGAACCTTCCTGTTGAGATTTTTGTGGTTGACCCTAAGAGCGGTACAGCCACCAAAAAAGTGCGTGGGCCGGATGTTCGTTATTTTGGACGGGATGACCTCTCAACTACGGGTGTTAATGGCAGTACCTTCATTAGTCCTTCTACATTTGAATGTCTTGACCGAATAAACAGTAACGAAGAATTCCCACCTGTCGTCTACTCTAACGGACGCCAAGTTTTCTACCCTAGCTCTAACCCAGCTACTAACTTTGAGGACGCTCTCAATGGGGGCTCTCTTCGTGCATACACTGAGCGTCGTATGGAAATCCGTCACGAGACGGATATGGAGCAGGAAGTCCTAGAGGAGATTGATGGTTTCGGAGTAGATCGCCCGAGGGCATACATTGAGCATGTATTCGGAACTTACGTCGGAAATGATCCTTTTTCGACTCTTGGTCAACGTCAGTATGGGAGGGTACTTAAGCCCAAGCTTTTTGAGGATTTTGATCAGACTTCTTCGGCCGGAAATGGGCTTACCCTAGAGGAGTGTCTTCGCCCTCCCGCAACGGCTGTAGATGAAGCCACGACAATGGCGGCGGCCTATTTCTTTCGAATTTCGCCTCCTAGGTCGGCTTCTAAGAATACATATGGGGTATCGGTATCGAAACAGGGAAAACTGTTTGTCAACATTCCCGGGAGCTCGAACGAGAACTATCAGGCGAAAAATGTCTCAGCTGAGGTCAATATGGAAGGTGCCCTTAAGATGTTTTTGGGCGCCATGACTCCAGATCGTTATTCTCTCCATCTTACTTGTGATGGAGGGGTATTCCTCGATATTGGTGCTAATGCCAATGGGGAATGTGTCACCACGAATTTCCGGGGCGCGATCAAGAACATCTACCAAGGAGGGTCTAATTCAGTTGATGATGTGGCCCATAGTATCGATGTTCAGGGAAATACTGAGACACACGTAGGTGGTACCGATACCCAGACGGTGAAGGGCTCGTACCAGAAAACTGTGGATGGGGGCTATACGGTCAAGGCTAGTTCAGTCGCCTTGAATGGATTGAACGGATTTTCAGGTAACTTTGGTGGGTGGAATACTCTAGTTTCTGGGAAAACCCAGAATTATTACGCCCTGCTCTACCAAGAGACGGTGGCGCTTGGCGGAAAGCTCTGCACTATTTTGGCGGGTGGGCACATAGAAAATATTTTGGCTGGAGCTAAGACCACGACGGTTGCGGCTGGGGCTGTAGCGGTCAACTGCCCAGCAGGGGCTTACGCTGTCACGGTGGGGACCGGCGCGCTGTCCTTAACCACTGGTGCAGGAGCTGTTACCGTTTCGACCGGCGCCGGCGCTTTGTCATTGACCGCTGGAGGGGGTGTAATTGCGATTACGGCAGGACTTGGTATGACTCTCACAGCGGCAACTTTGGTTTCGATCGTGGCGCCACAGATTCTTCTGGGGGGTCCTCCAGCCATCCTTGGGGTGGCCCGAGGATCTCCCATGCACCCTCCAGGGTCCCCGTCGTTGGATTGGCTCACCGGCCTCCCGTTGCAGGGATCCGCGATGGTTCGGAGCATTTAGGGAGGAGGAAGCTGGAGATGCCTTTGGTGGCCCCTGCATTTACAGTGGTGATTACGACGGGCTTAGTTTCCTGTGGGATGCTTGGGTCTGCGGTGCCCCAGATGGCCTCTGGAATTGCAAGTGGTATTTGTCTTTGGGCGCAACAACAAACCGTTTCGACGGTTGATGCCGGGGTTCTCGGCGTAGGCAGTGGACAACTTCCGTTTTTAATCCCTCAGCCACTTCTTCTGGTTAATTTGCTGGGGTCCTATGGTTCAACCGGAATATTTGGGCCGATGGCGCCCCTGGAGGCTACCGGGCTTGCGAACGGCCTCTCACTCGGTTTGATGCAAGGCTTACTAAAAACGATACATCCTACAGTAGGGACAGGAGTAGGGGTCGGCCGTGTCATAGGACCTCCAGCTTTTCCATCTTTGATTCAGGGTTTCGGTAGCGTGGGTATTACAGGTCAGGGAGCAGCGTTGAAGGCACAGGCTATTTCTACGGCTTTGATGATGACTTTACAAGCTCTTGTCTTTCCCATTCCTATCGTAGGTTCTGGCTCTCCAGTTTCTTCTGGTGGGGTGGGTACCGGCAAGATTGTTTGAAATGTAGAGGAGGAAAAGATGGGATTTTCGCTTTCTGGTTACGTAGTCGAAAAACCTCGTGTTGGTGCCGCAAATAGTTCATTTACGGCCAGTCCTGATAACTTCATCTCTGATTACTCTGCCTATTCGTCGATTTATGGAAGTGACGAAAGTACGCCTGGGCGGACTGAGTATCTGACGCTTGTTTTGGTGGATGGTGACTTTCCGGTTGCCGAGTTCGGTTGGACTAAGAATGAGGGTGGCCTTCAGCGTTTTGACTATGATGGTACGGAAGGAAAGTTTCGACCCCTTCCGGGAAGTACGCGCGTTTTGGTTGGGTCTCTTGCTCTCGACTCCAATGCGAATCGCCTAAAGGTTTCGTCGAAGCCAGTCTTCCCCGCCGCTACGTCTCCTTTTCGTCTTTCTTTAGGAGAGATTGGAAGTGGCAGTACCTTGTCTGTGTCGTTGGTTGACTTCGATTCCGAATTCACGGTGATTTCGACTCCGAACGTTGTGCAGCTCAGTTTGGAGACTGGGAATCTGAATTGGAATGAAACAGATCTAACGGTGAATCTCGGCCAAAAGGTCTTTTATCAGCAACAAAGTTTCTTTACTCTAAGAGAGTCCAAGGGACATCTCGGGGTGACAGGGGTAGACACGATTCTGCTCAACCCTATCCCAGGGCAAGGCCCAACTGGAGGGAGTTACCAGGCGCCCCTTCTTCGATTCGGTTTTGGTCTTTACCTGACTCCGATCTCTGTAGTGAACGAAGTATCGTTTTCGGAGCCTATAAAGGGGTCATTTCAATGGTCTCGAGATACGGGTAAAGTTCGTTTCAATGCCGAGGACTTAGTCGAGAATGATGGAGAGCCTGTCTATTATGATGGCGTTCTTTTCGAGAAAGGTAAAGGCCTTTCAAAGCAGGCTATTGGGACGGTTTCCTCTCCTTCGATTGTGAACCCTATTCCTTTAGCTGGAGGCGATCTCGTCTTTCGGGCGGTTAATACTTCGGCGTGCCCTTCTGGTACTGGAACGTTGACTCACACGTCTTTGTTGACAGACTCTGGTGCTGACTTTAGTGCGGCTGGGGTCTCTGTTGGGGACTCTCTTCTTATCACTTCAGGTCCCTATGTTGGTGCTAGGCGACTTGTTACAATCGTAAATGCTACGACACTTCAAGTATCTCCCCCATTTCCTGGGGTTGGTTCGGTCGGTTATCGTGTAGAAGTAGCTGCTTCGGTGCATCAGTTTCCAATCACCACTAGGGTTACAGCCTTTACGCCTCCGGGGGCTACAGGAGCTGTTCAGGTTCATGAGTCTACCGGGGCTGTTCAGTTCTCTTTGCCGGACCAGATTACGTATGGGAGCTGGGCTGTGGAAGCCATCAATGGGGACCTAGTTTTGGAACGCGGCCTCTCGCTCCGTTTCTTTCGGTCGCCTGTGGACTTAGAGGGGGTAGACCCCCTGGCTAAGGACTTCTCTTCTTTCTATCCGACAGAGGATGCCCAGCTTGCAAATCCAGTCATCGGGGCTCCGATGGTTTTCCTACCAGTCCTTCCTGTTGATGACCCAGCCTACCCTATTGTCTATGAGGTTCGGCAGGGTACTGGTAGTTTCGTTGGACTTCTCCCAAGACTCGACGTAGAAAATCCCCCTTTGGGGTATGGGTATACCCTTGATTTTGATAGTAAGCAACTCGTTTACTCGTTTCGTCGAAATAATGAAGTTCATCAAATTCCAACTATCACCGGTACATGGGCTCTTCAGCCATTGATTAATAGCTTGAATGCCTCTTTTGAGTTGGACCAGGGTAGCGGATTTCTCCCTATTCATCTGGTTGGAGACCCTGTTGAAGTTAGCCTTAATGCAGGTGATGCTATTTTGGATTCCAACTCTGGGGTTCTGTCATTTGTTGATGAAGTTGGAACTCTTGTATTATCAAGTTCGGGAGGTGAGGTTGCGTCTGGGCAGCTTGGGATCCTTTACGACGCAGGAGCTGACTTCAGCTCAGTTATCCCGAACAATCTGCTTCTAATCACCTCTGGGGAACATAAGGGTGTTTACACGGTCGAGACAGTTCCTGATACAACGCACTTGACTTTCAGTCCACCCCTGTCAGGTGCTCACTCTGGTATCAGCTACGAGATTCGTGAGGATCATGAGGTTTTGGCTGATAGGTTTTTCTCAGAGGTCACTTTGGTGGACCCGAATGTTAGAGTAGAGAAAATCCGGTTAATTGGAGTGGCAGATAATAGTACAAGAATCGTCATCGAAAAATCCTTGGCTTCAGTCACTAGATTTCGTTTTGGTTCTAATAGGTTTTCGACAGAAACCCGTTTGGTTTCGACTGATATGGACTTCACGACCATTGCGAGTTCTGGAGTGGTCGAGATAAGCCTAGAGACAGGAAGTCTTAACTTTTTCGATGGGGATCTGGGTTCTCAGGTTTATCAAGTTTGGACACTATCCCAGGGAAGGGATTATAGGGTCAGTGCTGAACTCGGAATGTTTCAGCTTAGTGAGCGCCTTCTGGCACTAGATGAGGTCTTTTTGACGTATCCGTCGGAGGAAGACAACCCAGATCTTACTGTGAGTCCTCTTACACTCACCGAGGAACGAGGGACCTTCCTAATACGGAAGGAATTGACGGAACACCCGACGGACACTTCAACAATTTCGTTTAACTTGCATGGTCGGACCGTGGCTCCAACTCCTAAACCGGTGGTTTTCCGTGGAGGTCGCCCGCAAGATGAGACTCAGGTTGCTGTAGACCCCGCACGATCTGTGATTTCGTTTTTGCCGGACTCACTTCCCACTCCGACCGGTATGCTCCGAATCACTGATGCTCTCCCTCACGGGTCTGTGGTTGGTGCAGGTGAGAGAGTTTATATCGATTACAACATTTACGAGGCTTTGGGTGGAGAAAACACCATTACTGTGCAGAAGCCTCCTTTTGTCATCACTCCGGTTACGATTCGAGAAGGGGGTACTAGTTTCACGGTCAGGGGTGATTTTCGATCACTATTTGCAGCTGATTACCTGCTCCGGATTGAGCAGGAACAGCTCTACTATTTGGGGGAGCCCTCTTATGATCCCCCGTCAGATACTACTACGGTGAACTTGGCATTAGGGCAAGGCTTCCGTGATGACTTCACCAACCCAAGGCTGTATCGTTCTTCGGGACCTACTAGACTCAATTCGTTTTACCTAAGTCCGGCATACTTTGTTCCAGATATCACCCAATTTGAGAGCATGCCGAGGGGAATGACGAGGGTTCTCTTTTTTGGGGATGTTTCTGGAAGTTACCGTACTGGAACTGTCCTCAACTTCTCTGGCAGTATTAGTGGCGTTTCTTATAGTGAGTTTTACTTGGTTTCTGGCTCCAAGTACAAGGCAGAGGTAGATCGAACCGAGGTTACCTTTACGCAAACAGCTGCTAGACAATACACGTTGGGTCAGGTTGTTTTACGTAGGTCGGTGCGGCCAATTTATGAGGACTCGCTTACTAAAATACAGACGTCTTCCTCTCCAGTGATTCCACCGTCCCCAGTGGGGGTAGACCCCTATACCCTACTTGATACGGTTACGGTATATCGTCGTATTGAGGGTGCACCTGGGGTCATCCTCTCTTCTCCAGTAGACTTCAAGATTGACGATGCTGGTAAGGTTGAGATTTCTTCGCCTTTGATTTCTGGTGAGGAAATCTCGATTCTGTATTCTAGGTATCGTGCCATTAATCCTGGGCAGCTTAGGGCATCCTATACTCATACCATTTCGCCAAACTCAGAGAATGGGCTCCTGAATCAAATTCTTGTTGGGACTTTTACAACTTTGGTCCCAGATTCGTTTTACTTCCGTGTTGAGACCATGGGAAACTACAGGGGTGAGCTCGCAAAGAAGTACAGTGATGAAGCAAAGTCATCTGTTCCCTCAAGTGGTCCACGAGTGGATAACGCCTCTCAACCAAAGCTTCACGAACAAGGTCAGAAATCGGTCTTTTTCGATGAGGGGGCTTACTCAAATGAGGATATAGTCGCGAGAACCACTCTGAAGAATTACAATGACACGATCAATACGGTTGAGGATATACTATGTTCTATTGATGGGAGGGTTGTGGGGGATTGGGACGGGAGGTTTAGGTTTGACGGGACTACTGGCTCAGTAGTTTCTGATTTTTCTTTGGCAAGCAATCAGATTGATGACCGAGTGAAGATTTCAGAATTTCCTGTCGTATTTGACCCCACGCCTACTTTTCTGGGGACCTACGTTCAGGCATATCAGCCAGGGGCACAAAGCAGATTCTTCCCAATGCACAAGACTGGGGTGGGAAAGACGTTAACTGGCAAAGATCAGAATGCCGAGACAGGTGCCCAGTTAATGGATTTTGAAGTTAAAAGTATCACGGGGTCTGACCCCACTGTATTTCGTCGTTTCCCTCGCGCTCGAATCATTCGATCTGCCAAAGCTGGAAGTACAACTCTGCATGTGGACACCACGGAAGCTTTTGACGCTCCCCCATTTCGACCTGGGTTCGTGTCTGGAATGAAGGTTGTTATTCAGGACCCCTCTGGAACCTATTACGTGCCCCAGGAGACGCCTTTGACGGTTGGTTTGGTGACAACGACAAGCCTGACTGTTGACGCCCTTCCACAAGCCGTTCCGGCGGGAGCAACAGTTTTTCTAGGGGTCAAGGACCAGACATATCAAAAAAGTTACCGAGTTGGGACAGATGTGGCTCTCGACAACGAAAAGGGCTACTTGCTTTATGTCAAACCATATCCTCCCCTTGACGGGTCGGTTCCATCAGTCCCGGAACAGCTTTGTATCCAAGCTCCCAATCAAAATGAGCTTTTGCAAGGAGCCGTTAACTTTTCCAACGGGTTGACAGCTCCAAAAAAGATTCCAGCCCTATATGGACAGGACCTTGATGACGACGGTGACCAACGGATTCCTCTCATAGGCCCTGAATTGGAATGCGAGGGAAACTCTGGAAATTCTGGCTACTCTGATATCCAGTTGGAATATGTAGCTCCTACTGGGCATTTGGGTACGCTTCCGGCGCCATTTGTCGGGACCGGTGCCCTAAATGCTGTCGGAACTACGGTCACGCTTGCCTCTGGTTCGTTCCCAAGTCCCGCACCACAAGCTGGGGATCTCCTTCGAGTGCTTGATGGGGCGAACGGACCCTCTTCGTTCCATCGGGTCCTGTCCGTTGGGTCTAACTGGGTACTAGTCGAAAACGCTTTCGGAGTTAAGCCTACTTCTGGTTTCCAGTTTCTTATCACTACTTCGAATAACTTGAAAATCGGATCTTTTACCGTAATGAGCGGAACAACACTTACGGATCCTACTGGGCAGTTTATTGCCAATGGGATTAAGCCTGGGTATACCGTTGTTTTAACAAACTCCTCTCATACTGCAAAGTACCAAAGACGTCAGGTTGTGGCAATTCTCTCTGAGACTCAGCTTCAGGTGGACTTCGACTTCATAGGAGTGGTTCTCCCTGAGACGTACCGCATCTGTAACCCTCTTAGTACTTACAGCCATACGGACAATCTGGTTGAGCTATCTTCAGCGGCTGGGGGGCTTGTGGCAATTCTCAATGATGAGATTGCTTCTGCTGATGCATTTTTCAGTAGTGTCTTCACTGCAAGGTTTCCGGGGTTGGTGTCCGGTACTTTTTCGGGTTCCCTCCTCACTGGAGCAGGCGGAGTAGATTTCCAGGCAAATCACGTGCAAGCAGGGGACTATGTCTATGCTTCTTACCCTCAGGGAAGCGCGGGGGTTTTCCAAGTGGTGGAGGTAATAAGCGCTAACGTTTTGAGGGTCAAGGATCCTCCCCCTCCAGGGGGAGCTTCGTTTCAGGTTGCGAGTGCCTTTGGGGTGACGGAGAAGTCATTGAAGGCAGTCTATGCTGTTCGCAAGTCGGCTCTGGATTTCGTCTCTAAACCTTCGGGGTGGCAGTCATTAGCCTCAACAGATATCTCGGTTCTAGGGCCTAGTGGTTCTGTGGACCCAGATTACTTTGCCAGGGGATTTGGACCTTTGAGTGTTACGACCTGGTATACTGACTTGTCGAGTCGTCAGGGAACGATATCCACCAGTGTTGCAGATTTGGAGGCGATCTTGGCTTCTTCGGATCGTCTTTATGATAAGCGTTATGCATGGATCGATGCGAGGATCAACTTGGAAAAGGGCATTTTAGTGAAGCAACAGCGAGCAGTTTCTGAGCGCCTAAAGGCTCAGGCTGACATGTATAACCAGCTTATTAAGCTCTTGTCCGTGGGGTGATCATGTCTGATGAATCCAAGTCAAATGAATCTCAGGCTGAGGCTTGTGAATGGAAATACAAGACGGAGTTTGGGCTTGTTGGGGAGTTGAGGAAAGTAGTCCTCCTGACGAAACAAGCAACTGAGATGGAGCTTGAAGGTCTTCGCCGGAAGTTGGAACGGTTGACATATGGGAGTTGAGAATGTCTGACTGGACGGCCTTACGAATTAAGGTTCCGGGCAAGGACCTGCTTGAACAGGTGAGGGGTTCTCTTGAGGCCCTTGTCACCTTCATGGAGATCATTAAGGCCCTTCTTGAGACGATCAGTCTTTTTTTGATCGACTTTGGTAACCCCATTCGTCCAATTGTCGAAGCGCTCCTGAAATTGGTCATGCAGTTGTTTGAGTCCCTGAAGCAAACGGGACTTTATGGTTGGTACGACATACCTAACCCATTACAGGACCCGAACTTTGATCGTTGGAAAGGTGGCTACCAAGCGCTTACGGAAAGGTTCAAGGCTAGCCTTTTTGACCCCAAGGACCCATTTCGGCCTCAGCCTATTCCAAGTGTGAATAAGAGCGGGTTCGTTCTCATTGTGGCTGACGCACAGACGGTTTTTGGCTTGCTTCGGCTTATCAAGATTTTGCTTCGTTTCTTTGGCAGGGAGCTTAGCTCCGCTAAGTACACGGCTCCTGCAAATGTGAAGGCATTTCCTGCTGGAAGAAAACCAAAGGCTATGGGGGGTACAGATTATGACCCCATTCTTCAGGTTGCTTCGGTATTCGGGGCGACGCTTAATGGGATTGCGATTGAATGGTCACTTGCGACGAATCAGTACCCCCCTGACCCGGGATATCAGAATCTTTTGGGAACCGTTTCCAGCGAACTGATCCCTCAGAAGTGGCTGATCGAAAAAACTAGCAATCCACAAGGCCCTACCACGGTTACGAAGTTGGTCACGACTAACTTCGAAAGTAAGAAAGGTACTCGTCTCAAGAGGACAATCAAGGTCCGAGATGAGAATGGGGATCTTTTCCGAAGTTTTGAGAAGTACATTGTTATCGAGCCTTCAAATAACGGTTCGACTTTTTTTATGGGTCAGCTCGGAACTTTCAGGTACATTGACACAAGTGTAGAAAAGAACAAGACTTATCATTACCGGATTCGGGCTTTTAGCGGCTCGTTGAGTGTTAACTCAGACGGCACTCTTGCTCTTGGGGAGCCCGTCTATGCTACCACTCGTAATGAATGGGTACAACGATGGCCGACGACGGACCCAGATGACCCCGTTGTGATGGGGCGCCCAAGTCCTATCGTTACAGGGAGAATTCCGAACATTCCTTCAGATTTTGATGTCATCACTGTTCTTCAATACACTTTTAGGATGGCTTTCGCGTTAGGGTTTCATTTGGAGCTGTCCTCTACTGCTACTTTCGACGAGACTGGTAGGAATACGGGAAATACCCCGGCCACAGAAATAGGCAAAGGGTCTCTTACTGGTCTTGGGGGCCCCCTATCACAAGTCCTCCCTGCTGTCACACTTGGATTTGCCAACTCGAAGTCTACCTCCTCGACTGGGGAAACAGCTGGAGTCTCTTTTAGTAGTACGGGAGTATCTGAAGTTACGGCGGATCCGACATCTGGGGAGTACCCAGATGTCACACATAACTACTTCTCGGTGAAGGCTCATTCTGCCAGGCTAGCGGACGCAGTAGGCTCGTCACTCTTGGAGAATAGCGGGATGCTTGTACCTTTGCGGGATTTGTACCTAGCAACACTGCCTCGTTCAGTTCCTGACAAGGGCAATCTTTTGGGATGTAGGACACTTAAGGATGTTGTTTATGCCTTCAATAATATCCCAGATACCTTCCCGAAAAGCTACAGTTTGAACGTTTACACTACCTACGAGGCTGCCTTCTCTGATCCAAATACTCGACTAAATTTGCTTGATGCCGTTCAATTCATTAAGAGTTTCACTCTTGGTGGTACGCCTCCGGATTGGATTTCTGTCAGTCTCCTACGAGATATCATTCCTTGGAGTGGACAGTTCATCTATGACTTACTCAACCGAATCGAGGCATTAGCTGATGCGTTCAAGTCAGCCATCTCTGAAATCAAAGCATTTATCGATACGCTTATTCGCAAGATTGACGTTTTGGAACAGTTTATCAAGTACCTCATTGAGATACTCAATTACCTGGACTCATTCTCCGCTGGGTTTTACTTTTTGAACTTACCGAGTACGGATAAGGGAGTACAGGGGTGGATTGAGGCTGTTGATACTGCTGGAGGCACTCGCCCCCCGTCTGGCCCAGGTGGATATTCGGCTGGAATAGCGCTTGCTTATTCTGGGACGAATGTGGATGCTTTTTCGACCGCTTTCGGCTTAATCTTCTAGTTATCACTCTTTGGTGAGGTTCAGACATGTTCGACTGGCTGGGCACTTTCAATCGATCACAGTTTGAAAGGTTGGTAGCTTATGCACGAGCACGTCTCGCCTATGTCGATGCTCGAATTCAACACCTTACTGTGGAGCAACAGAGGGTAGGGTTTTTGAAGTTTTCTTATGACACAGCTGGAAAGCCCACGTCATATCTCACCGGTAGTCCGGGATTTAATACCTATATTGGCAAGCTTATGTCCGCTTACGAGGTCTTAGGTGGAGACCCGTTCTATGATCTCCAGGTTCGGTCTAAGTCTGATCCTGTTTATTACCTGAAAGGTGATGAGGTTGCTACGGCTAAGGTTTTGAGCAATGGGGAGCCAGTGCCTCAACCAGGTCTAGCGGATGCCCCTTCGGGTAACGCCGTGCGGAACATTAGGGAGTGGATGGGCGACCACCTTGACCTGTTGGATCGATTGGAGCGTAAGGTCAGGAGAGCGATCGATTATTCGGACCAGTTGCAGGATGAGATCGACCTTCTCAAAAAAATTAAGTCTTCTGTTGAGGTGGATGGATCACTTGAAAATTTGATATCCACGATGAGTGTTTTGTTTTCTGACCCGAGTTATAGGTCTATCTTTGATGATCAGGGGAAGGACCCATTCGGAAAGTTGACCCATGCACCTATGTCTTCTTACGATTCGGGGCCAACTCGGACTGGTGCTGATGGCCTTGTGGTAGAGCGTACTGGTGATGGGGCAGTCGTTGTTGGAGAAGGAGAGGTTGCATGAGCTATGACCGTCAAATTGACCAAGTCTGCCCCCATCTTGTGGTCGAAGAATTTCTTCTTCCGGGAGGTCGAGCTACAGTCTTGCCCATGCGGCCCATCTCGTCGGCTAATTCTGTTGTAGTGAGGGTCAATGGACTGACTGAAGTACCTTCGTACGGACTCTATGTTCCTGCTAGTTCTGGGGGTTCCCGCGAGGGTCCTTTCACCATTAGGACAGGGGTGAATGACACCATAAAGCTAAGGATTAATAGTGGTACTTGGCAAGTTGTGGTTATTCCTCCAGGTATTCGTGTTTCGGTCAAGGCTATTGCCGACATGCTTACAGCTGGACTCTCGGGAGTCCAGTTTTTTGCGGAAGGCAACCTACTGAAGTTCCGTACTAATCTTTCCGGCTGTTCTAGCACTCTCTACTTACACGCTGACAGTACTCTTGCTCTTGCAGCTGGGATCAAAGTTGACCGGGAGTATAGAGGCAAGAGAATCGTTCCTGGTTGGACCTTAGTCAATTACCCTAATTCTGTCAGTGACCGTCCTTCCCGCGCTATTATTTTCGATGACTACCTTTCTTCCGATAGTGACTTCGTCGAGATTAGCTACACTACGGTCCGTCAGGAATGTCGGAGGTGTGGTGGTCTAGGTATTGAAAATGATTGGCGTTATACGAATGGGGGGGATATTCTTCGATCCGAAAAAGAGAGCCTGTTACTACAGGAGATTCAAAAGGCTTTTTATGTGGTTCGAGGCTCGAATCCCTTTCATCCTTGGTATGGCACTACGATCGTTGAGCAAATCGGGCAAAAGCTTACTGTCGGAGGTCTGATTCACAGTCGAATCACGGCTGAGATTCAGACGATGTTCTCTCGGTGGCAGTCTATTAAGAAGCAGCAAGAGGAGAATGTGGGTCAAGACGTTTCTGATGAAGAGTATCCTTTCCAACTTCAAAGCGTAACTTTGGAGCAAAGTCAAAAAGACCCTACAGTTATGTTCGTCAACGTAATTGTTCGAAATCGTTCTTACAAGCAAATTCCTCTCACTAGAGGCTTTAGGGTTCCGCTTCCTCAGGATTTGCTAGGGTCTAGCCAACAGGATGCGATCACTAAGGGCGTGAGCCTCCGAAACTACTCATCAGTCTTGTAAAGATATGGCAACGGCACCTCAAATTAAGCTCCGTGACGGTTCTGGCTACACTCAGAATCTCGTTTTTTCGACCAACCAAGAGGCGATTGTCATCGAGGGCCGGGTGGATGTGTCGGCTGCTGACATACAGGTCTCGATTAATGGCGGGGGTTTTGTTTCGGACCCAACTCTTGTTCGGTTTGACCTCCCAAACTTTACGGTTCCAAACCAGGACAACTACCCTGATGGTATCATCTTAGAGCCTGGTCTGAATACCATTCTGATCCGGACTATCGATACTATCGGGAGCGTGAGTGGAGCCTCTTCTGTCTCGGTTACAAAAGTCAAGCAGTCCGATGTGTTACAGGTTGACACTCCCTCTGGGATTCGAGTTCGTAGGCGAAGGAACGCTGTGGATATATTGGTTGCTGTCCCATCCCAGCAATTCAGTACTAACGGGACACCGTTAGATAATACCTTCAGGGGGTTCAACTTTTATGCCTCTACCACCCCTGGCGGTACTAACGGGTACTATAAAATCAATTCTTCAGTGGTTTCAGCTAAGTCTACGGTATATGAAGAGAGCACTACGACGATTGCTTCAGAGAGCACCTCTTTCGAAAATGACAATCGAGCTAACCTTGTCCTTCGGTTGGTTGATCAGGATGACTTCGGAAATGATCTCACGGTGCGTTTGGAGAAGGTATATGATGTTTCCCCATATACGGACAAGTTGAGGTTTTCGTCTACCCTAGAGGATTACTCTCTTATCGAGTTTATTTCTTTTCGGCACATTCGAACAGGGTCCGTTGACAGTATAAATTCTGATCAATTTGCAAGTGTTCCCGACTCGCTTCCAATCTACTACGTTGTCACAGCGGTTTACTATGACCCGGCTACCGGTGAGGAAGTGGAGAGTGCCTATTCGCAAGAAGTGTTGGGGGCCCCACTTGTCATTGACACCAACCTACGAGAGTTGCCCTCCAGGAATCAGTTTCAAATTGTTACCGACTATGTGAGTGCAATTCAAAGGGTTAACCGAGAGGTCAGTCTTGTCCCTGGGTCAACTACGCGAGACGTTTCAATTGACCCTTTCAGTTCTGAGGCGGAACGTCTTTATTTTCTGATCGACTTTGTTCATAAGTGCCAGAGTTTTCTGACACTTATGCAGCTTGACAATGTTAGCGGTAACGGTGTATCGGATTTAGTTGAGTCCAGTGCATACAAGACTGCGATAAAGGCAGCCCTAGGGTATAGTACGAATCAGGCGGTTCAGGCACTCATAGATTCTGCCTTTGACAAGTTGGCTGGGAATGTCAATAAAAAGCGCCTTCCAGGTCGGCCAGCTGTTGGACAAGCTGTTTTTTACACTACCTCCAAACCAGTCTTCAACTTGACGGTCCCTTCTGGGACGATTGTAAGTACCAATGCGGATTCAGAACTCGGGATTCCTTCGGTTCGGTTTCGCGTTGGCGGGACCTATGTGTTGCCAGCTTCTCAGGCCGACTCCTATTACAATTTCGATACCAAGCGATGGGAGCTAGTAGTAGACATCGTGGCGGAGTCCGTCGGGGCTGACGGAAATCGTCCGGCTGGGCAAATAAAAAATACCTCGGGTGTGACTGGATTGCTGGTTACAAATACGGAGGCTACTGTTTTTGGTGCGGATCGAGAGAGTAATGCAGATCTTGCGACTCGATGCCTTCTCGGGTTTGTTTCTGTTGATACTGGAACCGAAGGAGGTTACGCTTCTATCTCGGCCGAGCAGATTGGGATCATCAAAGCCAAAGTCATTAAGAGTGGCGATGCATTGATGATGCGTGATTATGACTCTGTTCGTCGTAAGCATATTGGAGGAAAGGTTGATATTTGGGTCCAGGGGCTCCGTGAGCGTCAGATCACAGAAAAGTTCGCGTTTACTTTTGAGGTGGCCCGGGATATCCAATGCGTTATTCTCGATCTCAGTAACCTGATTTTCCGCGTTCAAGATAGTCGTGTGACGGTGAATACGCCAATTACAGAGATTCTTGACAACCCCACTCAAGGTTTTGGGGTTCGTAATGTTACACAAGGGGTTGATTACATCCTCACGGGGGCCCAAATTCTCGACTACCAGACATTTAAGTTAGATCCAACTATCGTCGGTCAGGTTGTCACAAACTCGGATGATGTTATCACAGCCGATTACAGGTTTCGAGTTTTCAATCAGTTCCAGTTCACATTTCAACCCGTTCGACGCCTCGTGTCGGTTATAGGTGAGGTTTCTGGAGCATTGGATCCCTCAGGGGGTTACGATCTATACAAACCATCAGACCCTCTCCTAGAAGGGGAAAGCACCGTCTCTACTGATTACTTGGTGATCAGTCAAGTGGGTGGGATCCCTTCTGGTGAGACCATTCCGGTGAACCATGAGTTGCATGCCCTTATAGGGTTTACAGAGGAGCCCCTTGGGTCGATTGGAATTAATACGAAAACCCTTCGTGTTTTTAGCGAAGATCGTTTGACCGAATACAGTGGTCCTGACACTACTCTTCCTGACTATCAAGTCATTGACGGAACTCCGACTACTCCAGTCAAGATCGTTCGAACCTCGACATCAACTATTCCGAACGGTGCTACAGTCTCTGTGGATTATGTACATGATGAGAACTTCACAGTCACTTATGTAGTCAATGATTTGCTTCAGCAATTGCAACGGACGATCAATTCTCGTCGGCATGTGACGGCTGATGTGGTTGTCAAGCAAGCTATTCAGAATTCTATTGATATCGAGACTACGGTTCAGCTTTTTTCTGGCACTACTAGGGACAAGGTGGACCCGGCTACGCGATCTGCTGTCAGTTTGGAGGTGAACAAGCGTTTGATTGGTCAGGGGATTGCTCAGTCCGACATAATCAATGCGGTGGACTCTACAGATGGGGTTGACTATCAGGTTGTTCCGCTAGCCAAAATGGCTTATGCGGATGGATCTCGGAAGCTTCGAGAGGGCCTCACTTCGGCAAACAAGGAGCTTTCCTCATTGAGTGTTGGAGGGAACCGTGCATATATTCTGACGACCGCGTTGCAGTCACCTACGACCGACGGAGGGGGACTTGTGACTGAACATAAAGGGGTCTTCCAGGATGACGAGGCTATGGCCCTCAGCTCGTCTCTCTTTTCAGTAGCTACAGTGGTTGGGCAGGCGTACATTATAGGGTCTTCTGGAGCTACTATTCCTGGATATACTGACTCTGTGACACTATACGCTGAAGGTTTTCTTACACCCTCAGAACAAGATGCCGAACTTCTCAAGCGGACAGCCAACCATGTTGTTGTCTCCCTTTCGAGTTCGGGAAGCTTGACTGATACACCCCTCAATCATTCTTATGCGGTGTCGTATGTTGTTCGTGGGGACTCCGGCTCAAAGGATGTTTTGTCTTCGGGGGTGGAGTTCATAGAGCTCGGAAATTTCACGGTGACCTATCGATCTGCGGGGTGATTCTAAATGGCTCGATTCATCAAAGAGCAAGATCGTCTCAATGCTACGATCCAGCCAGTGGGTAAGGAGTATCAACTCCGGCTTATCAATCGAGCACAGGTCATTTTTACGAACCTTATGAACCTTCTTCCGTCAAACTATATCTCGACGGTACAAGGGCCAAATTATACCTTAGAGATCAAAGCAGTGGCTGTGGAACTTGCGCGTTTGGAGTTGGCACTAGAGGACGTGGAGTTCGACTCAAACTTCAAAAATACTCGTTCAGACTTCATTTACAGTCTAATCGGGTATATGGTATTTCTCAATGGGAAGTTACCGACTACTACCTTTGACGATCAGGAATTTAAGAACTTCCTATTGAATGTTATTCGGATCTACTTTCAAGGGTCCGTTCCTGCTTCGATTCGAGAAGGTATTCAGCTTTTTGTTTCGAGTAGTATAACCATTACCGAAAATTTTCTTCTTGTCCGGGCTGGGGCTTCGGGCTACGACATTTCGGATCAGTTTGGGTTTCAGATCTCCATTGATAGTCTGGATGGGTCTTTTCCTCCGGACATTTTTTCGGTTGGTGCCAATATCCGTTTGATTCTCAACATTATCAGGCCTGCACATACTTTGTTTTCAATCCGGTATGTGTTTCGAGATAGGTATGAACCAAATAAGGATTCTGGGGGGAAAATCCTTGATGCTTCTCGGTGGCGATTATCGAACTACTACTACGAAGATTTTCGAAAGTTCAATCGCGGTTTGCGGAATCGTGACCGACTCGGAGTCAAGGTAAATCACCAGGTCGTGGGAGAGGATCACTCCAGCGACTTTTAGAAACCTTCTATGGTTCCTTCTTGAGCATCGAGGGAATTCAGCCGGGGAAATACTTATCCCTAGCACCCCTACGGAGGAACCTTTCCATGCTCATCCAGGTCAGCGATCTTAAGGGCCCCAGGGCTCGGGCCACCATCACTCATTCTCGTCCCTATGACTTCGATGAGAAGCGTGGCATTTGGGTGCGAAAAGTCATCGACGAGCAAGAGTCCCATAACATTGTGACAGACGCTGGACGTCAAAGAATCCACACTTATCTTTATGGCTCTGGCTCACAGCGAGCAGACCTTGGTGGTGGACTAAATTACATTGCCCTATCTAACGACGCAACAGTTCCAGCAGCTAGCGATGTAGAGCTTGCGGGTGAGATTCAGGAAGATGTCGGAACGGCTGGGCTGGGCCGGTCACTCGCGACTGTGACCCTACCCACAGGATCTGGGACTCAAACAGTCCTCCAGAAGATATTTACCTACACAGGTGTCCCAGGCCCTCAGGGAGTGCAGAAGACAGCTCTCTTTGACGCTTCGGTGTCGGGTAAAATGGCTCATGAGATTCAGTTCGCCCCTCGCACACTTTTCACGAATGACACTCTTACGGTTACCTTTGCCATTACACTGTCGTAGGGAAATGTACTATGGCAGTAGCAACCTGTCAGTTTACCCAAGGGTCTACCGTAGGAGGTAGTGGTAAGTCGGTTTTTGGCTTTTCCCCTGGGATAGAGGTTACGTGTACGGATGATGGGGGTCCGGGCGCTACGTCATACCTCTGGGAACTGCTGTCTTGGCCTGCCTCGTTAGCGACACCTCCGGTTATCGTGAATGAAACCTCTCAAGTGGCGACGATTACACCGCCACTTGATGGGGTTTACATTTTCAAGTTGACTCGCACTGAGGTAACAGTTGTTACTTCGGACTACAAGTTTTTTGGGGTGGCAGACGAGGATGACCTGACACTGCCTTCTGCGGGTCAGTCTGGGTATATGACTAACCAAAGTCCAGACGCTCAGAGGGGTGGGTGGGCCGGGCGAGCTAATGCTTCGACGAACTTTCAACTTGATGCCTACCTCAGGTTTCTGAAGTCGCGGGTTGGACGATATGTTGGACACATTCAAGTGGTCAACCATACAGGGGCTCAAGAAACTTTCCAGGTCCAAGACGGAGCAAGCAAGCCCTTTCGTGTAGTTTCGGTTGGTTCTGGTTCTGGCTTATATACCGAACAATTGGTTGTTCCGGCATCGGAAGGAAAAAGGTTTCGATATCTTGTGAGTCTTACGTCCGGGGCGGCTGGAGTACAGGTATTGAATGGAGTCGGAGGTTCTACGCTCTTAGACCTGTCAGCCCCGCCGATTGGGGTTACGACCTATGAGGCAGAACTTGTTTCGGATGGGTCTCAGTGGAGCCTAGCTAGACTTTCTTTGGTAGGTGATAAGACCTTTCAGCGTGTTCGTGAATTCGATATGGTGGCGGGCTTGAAGACAACTGATCAGACGCTTCCTACCCGAATTGGAACCTGCCGTATAAGTACTAATGACTTTCCAACTAATACTCAATTCAAGTTTGTGGCGCAGATTGAGGTGACGGTTGGCCGAATCTGTTCGATTCAGGTATATAACTTGACAGATGGTGAGTACCTGGGTACCCCGTTAATCACGAACATTGAGACCCCAACCCAAGTCGAGCAGGTCCTCACACTTCCTTCTGGCACGAAGGACTATGAAGTACTTCTCTGGATGACTGTTCCTGGTGGCCCCGCCGATAGGGTTACCTGCACGAGTGCGAAAATTGTTGCGAAGTGGGGTTGAGACATGGGTGGAACATTAAGGGGAAAGATTGACTGTTACTCAAATACTCTGAACCAATACAACACGGCTCAATGTGTATTTAAGGGACTTTATGACTTTTTCAAAAGCCACCCCAATATGACCGAGATCGCTCGAAACGGTGGTTCTGGGGGTTCAGCATCTAGTGTAGATTATTACGACGAAACGAACCCGTTTAAGCATCTTGCGTGGTATGTTTTCAGAATGAATGATGCCACCTTGGAGAATGGGTCTGCGAATCCTACAGGATATAGTGGACCAAGGACTTTTCCATGGTATGTTCATGTTGTTTTTTACCGGGCGGACGGGGGGCAAAATGTCAATGCTTCCCCAGCTGCTCCTTGTCTTATTGAGGGGGCCACCAACCCTGGAGGTAGCAATGGCGTCATTGGGATTCAGTTTGCTATTCCAGTGGGAACTATTGCGGGTACTAGTGAGGTGGCATGGAATGGCGGTGGAACGTTAGGGGCAAACACCAAAGGTACTCCAGTGTGGAAGACTACTGCTGGGTCACCCTCTGGATTTCAGGGGACGTTCGTTTTCCCAAGATCAAGTAACCTTGGTGGGTCTCATGCAACTAGTCGTGAGAATTGCTCTACTGTACTTAATACAGGCGCTACTTCCCCTGTTAGGTATCATTTTTTGGCAGATGATGATGATCTTATTCTTTTGACAAACGTAGGTGATGATGCGTCTACTTGGGCTTTGACTTACTTTGGGCTTTATACAGTTAGACCTGGGATAACAATTAATTATCCGATGGTTCAGATCTCATCGAGTTTACCCATCACTACGGTGAACAATGTTTATGGCCCAACCACTGGAGTGGCCCCAGGAGGGGGAATTCCCTGGAATAGTGTGAGTACTGAATCGGTTAGAGGGGTGATCACCTCTAGGTATGACGAGTTCTTCAGTGCTTATGCAGCGCCGAACAAGATGTTCCCTTCTGAGCAGTTCGATGAGTGGAAAATTCCTGTCATTTCATATGAGTCCCCAAGTTTTTACGGGTATGCAGGTGAAATTGACCTTATTCGTGAGGTTTTTGGATTTTCTCCTCACGATGCTAATGTAGGGAGGACTAGGGCTGCGTTTGGAGCTAATAGTCCCTTTGGGGTGAAGCTGACCGTGCCATGGAACGGGTCAACGGTGCCTCGATCGAATTTCACTCGGGCTGGTATTACTTTCCCATGAGGTCCCTCTATGTCTGGCACGATTCGAGGACGGGTCGAGTGTTATTTTGGGCAGCGTCCATATTCTGGTGGGTATGGGACGTATCGGGAGACGACTCAAGAAGTTTTTACCTCTATCTATAAGACTTTCAAAGTTCACCCGAATATGACCGAGATTGCCCGTCATGGAGGTTTCGGGGGTGGTGCGGCTGATGTCAATTATTGGGACGAGCCCAACCCATTCAGGAATAATGCTTGGTTCGTCTTTCGGATGAACACCTTGACCGAGAATCCGTTGTACCTTGGACCTAGAACATACCCTTGGTATGTTCTTGTGCAGTGGAATAGGGATGACCAAGCTGTTTTTGGGTCTGCCCCTGGTAACCCAGGAAAATGTGAGGATAATACAAACTCTAGTGGGGGTAATACTCGTGTTGCCATTCAGTTTGCCATTGGAATTGGAGGGGATCAGAACCCATGGAATGGCAGTGGGACCCTAGGGGAAAATGTTAAAGGTACTCCAGTGTGGAAGACTCCGGAGGGAGGCTCAGCCGCTTTGGTTTACCCTCGTTCCAATAATGTGGGAGGGGCTCATGTGACTAATAGAGAAAACATGAGCCATATTGCCTATAGGGATGGCAATAATGCTACCTTTTCAGCTACGATGCACATTATTACAGATGATGATAACCTCGTGATCCTCTGGGATCAGTACTATACTGAAACTTGGGCTTTGACCTACTTCGGGTTGTTTGTCCCGCGACCTTATCTGACTTTTGATTATCCGATGGTCATGATCAATACGATCACAAACCCATTGCCTATTATTCGAAATCAGGTGTATGGAAGCATTGACGGTAGAGGTTATGGAACTTCGAACCCTTGTAACGGAGGGGGGATCCCTGGTCCAGACCCAGCAGTAAATGGTGTCAAGGGCTTGCTCATTGATCGCTATCAGACTTTTTTTGACTCGCTATCACCCTATGTTTTAGGATTGCCTAACAAGTACTTTTCTATTCCTGTCTTAGACGACTTCCCTATCCCTCTTGCTATGTGGGAGGCCCCGAATTGGTATGGGTATGCTGGGCAAATTGATTTTATTCGCGAGGTAGCCGGTGCTGAAGCTCGGTGCCGCACAACCGGCAATGGTACTCGTCTGGTCGTGGGTGGGTCTACGGCCATCCCCAATGTTGTCAAGCTTTCGGTCCCTTGGCCCCCCAATGTGAATCCAGGTATCGGTTTGACCCGAGAGGGGCTCGTCTTCTAGGAGGCAGTATGGCAGGTCAGGCTTATGGGAAAATCGAGTGTGTCTCAGCTAACCCTGGTACTGCATTTGTCAATGCCCAGGAGTTCTTCAAGGGTTTATACGACTTCCTTGTGTACCTTGAGACACTTGGGATCGTGACTCTTCGAGCAAGATATGCAGGTACGGGTGCTTCATCTGCTGCGGCAATTGATTATTGGAATCAGGCGGCCCCATTTACAGCCAATGCTTGGTACCTGTTTGAGTGGCGTACAGGTAGCACGAGCCCGTCGAATCCAAGTTATGCCGGAAGTAGGAGTGAGCCATTTTACATTCTTGTGCAATGGGCTACAGATGCGAGTGATTGGGCACAAACTGGACCGGCGAGTCCCTCTGCGAGCTTTGGGCAACTTACTATTACCAATTCTGAAGCTTGGGTAAGTATACAAATGGGAGTAGGCATCGGAGGGGATAATAATCCTTGGAATGGAACCCTTGGGACATATGGTGATTCGGGTTCGTTTGGTAGCCAAGCTAAGGGAGCACCTGTTTGGAAAGTTCCGAGTGGTGGGCAAGGGCTCTACGTTTTCCCTCGTTGCAACAATAGTGGGGGATCATTCGTTACAAACAAACAGAACTTAGCTGCAACATTCATCGGGCCCAGTAGCGGAGTGCAAGCACGATATCATTTTCTTGCTGATCATGATGGGCTAATGTTGTTGTTCGATGATTCGAATGACGCAAACTACCATTTTTTGTATACCGGGGTTCATTCCTTGAGGAGTGGTCTTGCTGGTATTCAGGACCCTTATCTCATGATCGGAGGCAGGACAGTATCTCTTCCGACTTCACCTGCCACTTGGGGGGATCTCACGGGTGCTAGTGGTGATCAAGGAGGGATCGCTAATAGGACATCTCTTGGCACCGATTTCTATGATGTTCGCAACATTCAAGTTTCAAATCTTAACGAGGCTCTTGGTTGGAGCACGAATCTAACACAGCCTAATCGTTTATTTGCAACTCCAACCTATGATGAGATGCCATATCTTGTTCAGCCTTATGAAACAGTGGCTGGGTTTGCCGGGAGTATAGAGTTTTTCAAGGTAATTCAAAACTCGGCCAACTTGGAACGAAATGCAGCTGGTACAAAGCTTGTTATCGGCTCCCCGACCGTATCAGCTTACAAGGCAGTCATACCTTGGAACTCTTCTGTTGCTCCACTTTCTGGTGTGAATCGTTTGGGTACGACTGGAGCGCTTCTCTGATCATCTTGAGGGTCTAATCATGGCTGGTCAAGTCTTTGGGAAGTTGGATTGTTACTCTTGGTACACTGGCACTAATGTTTACCAGAATGCACAGGAGTTTTTTAAGGGACTCTATGACTTCCTTATGTACTTGGAAAGCCAGGGGGTCGTGACTCTTCGGGCTAGGTTTGCAGGACTATCGGCTTCTGCCGATTCAATAGGTTATTGGGATGAAACGAACCCTTTTACCTCTAATGCTTGGTACTTGTTCGAGTGGAGAACTGGAACCACGACTCCGGCAAATTCAAGCTATGCTGGGATTCGCAACGAGCCTTTTTACATTTTGGCTCAGTATGTGAAGTACAATGATACTTGGGGTGCTGCTCCTGGGTCTGGTCCGGCGTTGGCGAATGGGTCGGCCAATAACGGGTCAAATGATCATTGGGTTGCCATTCAGATGGGGGTCGGTATCGGTGGTGATAAAAACCCGTGGAATGGGACTCTAGGGACCTACGGGGACCCTAATTCTTTTGGTAACCAAGCAAAGGGAAATCCGGTTTGGAAGGTGCCAACAGGTGGTCTGGGTCTCTATGTATTCCCTAGGAGCAACTCGGAGCCTGGAGGGGCTCATTTAACATCGAAGCAGAGCTTGAATCTTGTTTTCAATACGGGGCCTACAGCTAGCCTTACTCGTTATAGTTTTTTGGCAGATCATGATGGGTTGCTTATTCTGCATGATAACTCATTTGATGTGAACTATCACTTTACTTATACCGGTGTCTATGTTCGGCGAGAGAATCTTCCTGTTTTGACTGACCCTTATATCATGATTGGTGGTCTAACTGTCTCTTTTCCAGCTGCGGGTACAGTTTTTGGGGGAATCACCGGTACTTCTACAGATAGTGGTGGGATCGCTTTCAATACCTATGGGCAGTATGAGGTTAGAAATGTCAAGATTTCAATGCTGTCTGAAGTACTAGGTCTCAGTGGGAATCAGTGCTCACCTAACAGGTTATTTAGCTTCTACCCGTCTACCTATGATGCTCTACCTTGTTTGGTCTGCGCATCTGAGTACTATGATGGTTATGCTGGGAGTATTGAGTTTTTCCAGGTAGTGCAAAACATATCTAACCTGAGTTTCAACTCTGATGGCACTAAATTGGTGATTGGTACTCCGACTGTCACCAACTACAAGATGCTTATCCCTTGGATAGTAGGCCTTAATCCTCTTTCTTTCCCAAATAGGCTTGGGGTGACCGGACTATGCGGGTGAGGTGAGACATGACAATTGTCATCGATAGTCAATTGGCCGCTTCCAGGTGGTACACAGATATTCTCCGTCAAGTTGCTATCAGAGCTTTGAGTTCCATCTCTTCTTCCACTTGGTATGTCAACATAGTTCGTGAGGTATCCGAATATCCATTCGATGATATACTTGCCTCGGCACATACTGAAAGCTTGATGCTTCCTCGGATGGTATCGAATTACCCTACCGATGTTCAGATTACCAAAGAAGAAGCTGTTGATCGAACAATCAACAGGATCGGTATTCAACATCCAATCTATACGGCTGGCACGGCATATGCCACTGGTGGGGGGATGATCACCTATGTCAAAAAGAGAGCTAGGGACTCCGGGGCTCCTGGTCCTATTTATGTCACTTGGGTCACGAATGTCGTAAGTCAGCCCTACCCCTATCCTCCCCCTTACGGTGGCCCTCTTGTGGATATCATAATTGCAGAGCTTTGGCAAGTGTGAGGTGACACGTGACTTACGGCATTAACCCATTCGGGACAACCCCATATGGAGGGTTGTCTCTCGAGTCCGGGGGTGTATCGCTTGAGTCTGCGAACCCAGCGATTGATAGCTCTGGCTCTCCGGTAGACACCCCTGTCCAATTCACCTTATACTGCTTATCTGAGTTTGAGTCCTACACACTCCAGCTTTTCCTAAATGGCGCTCGTGTCCTTTTGGACTCAGAGTTTGTCACTCCTTTTGGTGGGACTGTAGTTTTTGATGGTCCTAACCTAACGGTTGATGTTTCTTCACACCCTGATTTTCCGGATGGAAATCCGATTCAGGTGGACATCTCGGTCGTTACCTTAGCCGGGTCCACTGCCACTTTTAGCTATGTATTCAATGTTGCCGGGGCTCACCTCGATGGCGTCGAAACCGTCACTCTTGTAGAGGAGCTTCAGTTCGGGTTCCATGTAAGACCAGAAGAAGAGTTCGTGCTTGAGGAGGGAATTTCCCCTTTTATTGCAAATGCTACCGAAGCCCTTACTCAAACGGTAGGAGTTAGCACAGACTTCAATATCTCGCTCGAAGCGAACGAGAATGTTTCCTTATTCGAGAGCGTTCAGATCGGGTCACTTCGGTTTTACAGCATTGATGAAACGACTATTGGGGTCGAGTTTCCCGAGGTAATGGAAGCCGAGCAGGTTTCTGACCCTGAACATTTTGATGTGACCCCCAAACAATCAGGGGCATATCCCGTTCTCATTTTCAGCGCAACGCCTGTGCAAGAGGTTGTGCAAGAAGGCACTGGTGGGCAGGTTATTCCTCCTTTGTCCGGGAGACCAGTCAACTTCACCTCTTTTACTTTTGATACAGTAACTGGTAGCTTTCTTCCAGAACACGTAGGACATTACCTGTTCATTCAAGGTACTCACCTAACTACTACTATACCCTATCGCATTCGTTCTTACTTAGGATCTGTAGTCACGTTAGACCGTGAGGTTTCCTATACAGATCCGGCGAATGGGGTCTATGTTCCGCCCTTGTCTCCTTGGGACCCTGGGTCATTTGTCCCTGGAACTGGCTCACTTCATTGGACACAGAAGGCGGGAGCAAAAGAAGCTATCCTCAAGGTTTCTGAGACGACTCTTGGGAAGTCTTATATGGGCTCTGTTGAGGGGCTCATCAAGCAGGCATCCCAGACACCTTATTCAGGTTCTGTTGAGTTCATCGCTTTCGGGGTAGCCCCGCGAGTTTTAGCAGCAAACTGTGTAGCAGATGACGGGTCCCTCATTGTGTCGTTTGACAAGGACATGAGGATTGACTCTGATCTTATTGACTCCGCTAACTACGCTATTACCGGACCACACTCGGAAGTCATAAGAGTTAGAGAGGTTCGCGCTATTGATGTAAGGACTGTTTTCCTCCTCACGGCCGGAATGCTCGATGGGTTGTGCTCGGTTCGGGTTAGCACCGTTGGACCTTTGGATGAGGTTGGGAATACCATTGATCCTCTGCACTGTGAGGTCTCTTTTGTAGGTTCTGTTCCGATCGGTACTAGGTCCATCTTTACGGATCATGGGCCAATTGCAAAACCGGCCCTGACTGTCCAAAGTGGTACGGGGGCTACAATCCAGGTTTCTGCGTCAACTTACTTTGGGACTTTGACTTCGGATGAAGTGGTTCTTTCTGGCGGTAATTTTACCACAGATTATGTTGGACTTTTTCTTGAGTTGAGTGGTTCGCTAAATGGGGGGAGTTTTTTGGTTAGGGGTGTGGTGGGTCCTGATCGTTTGAAAGTACAGGCGAGTTTTCATCTTCCTGACCCTGAGAACGGGACTTTACCTTGGAGGCTATTTGACCCTAGGACAGGAGAGATTGCGGATAGTCCGGAAGATGTCACAGTTAGGATTAACGGGCATCGTGTGGCTGTATTAGCGGTTTCCGGACTTTTAGGGCAGGTTATTGTTGATACTGTGCCCGCTCCTGAAGATGATGTGGTGGTGGACTATGACTGGATCCCTGACCCAACAGTTGAACTTCGAAGGTTGAACTCAAAAGAGTTTAGGCTTAATTCGTGGTTACATGATGCAGGGGTGAATACGACTACCCAGCATATCTATAGATATCGCAGTGTTTTGGTGTCTCCAGCGTTGTACAGAACTGATGATGTACTGGCTGAGCAGGCCCAGCCGTTGCTTCGTGACATGCACTATCGGGCATACGAAAGGGCTTACTCTGTTGCCCTGAATGACCCGGCTCTTTTTGTCCTTAATACCCCATTTCACCGAATTGCCTATCCACCGCTCTCCAGGCAGGTGCAGGAAGTCACAGTTTCGTACCCTGCGGATGTATTACCTGAGGTTGACCCGACGGCACCTTGGTCCCGCCGAGGCGCAGGACTGGCCTCAGTGGTACTTGGGAGCTTGGTGGTAGAAGATAACAAGTCTGGTCCGTACCCAGAGGGGCAAGGTATCTTCTGGACCCGGACGGTGGACTTAACTTTTCCGAGTGTCTACGCGGCTACGTGGCGCATGAGGATCAACTCCACTTCTCCGGATGGGGTCAATACCGGGGTGGCAGTGGGATTTTCGGACGAGAACCGTGTGGTGGTTCTCGGGTACCTTTTGGACAATGGAGTTAGGAAAGTTGGTTTTTTGAAGCAGGGGTATGGCAATCGCCAGGCAAATCCTGACGCATGGACTGGAGGGGTAAGTTTTGAGGGAAATCCTACTGGACTTCCATTTGAACTTGATTGGTCTATCCTTCACTCGTACCGATTTTTTAGGGACCGTGATGGTGTTGTCCGGTTTTATGTGGACGGGGAGATAGTCGAAAATCTTCGTATTACCGAAAATGAGCTCCCTTACCTCGATGAGCTGGATGCTCCCTTTAATGAAGTCCAGAATGTTTACTTCGGATCTCTTGGTCGCCAGGCTACGAACCTAAGTACCTGGGATTTTGTACGTTATGTGACTGTACCGATAAATCCTGAGCAGAGTGCTCCATCAGTTTTTGTTTCTTATGAGGGGGATACCTATCCCGAAAATGCGATGGTTCCGTGGACGCCTGTCGGCTACCATGGGAACGAGTCTTTGGTCGATGGAGAGCTTTACCTAGATTCCACTTCTTCCACAAATGCAAGTGAAATAGGGCTTGTAGGGGGTGACTTCAAGGGGTTCACTAGAATCGAGCCACTATTGGGTATGTCTTCTGATGTGACTCTTGACTTAGGGGTTTGTCTCAGGACCTATACACATGGGGTGGCTCCTAACGCTGTTATGGCGGCGATAGATGATGGAGCGAGATTAGTTCAGGTTTGTTTTTTCCCCTCGAAACCGCAACCGAAGCTGAGCTACCCTGGGCGTTCTTTGCCTCAGGAGGCTTCCCCCAAGCCTTGGACTTCTCTGGGAACGGCGACTGCGTATATGGTTGGGCGTATCTTGCGGATCGAAGATACCTCAGTGCTGGATGGGCGTGTATTTGCTATCAATGACCTAGAGCCAATAGGTTCGGATACTCGAATCATTGAAACTTCCCTTGATTGGTTTGCTGAGGCCAAGTTTCAAGTTTTCTCGTACACTCCGGATGGGTCCTCAGAAAACTTTGCCGGGGCCACCATAGATATTTTTGACGGGACTCATACAGTCGGTATTCTGACTAGAGTGGATCCCGATACCGGGGAGCGTCAAATCGCTTGGCATTCAGATGGTCAGGTGAGGTCCTCCGCTTCTGCGATCATCCCATTCGATTGGTTTGACGGTAAGGTTCATATTTATCGTGTTGTAAAGAGCACTTCTGGTAATCTTGTAAGCCTATTCATCGACAACCAATACAAGGGCTCCCTGTCATATGACTTATTTGACTCGACTCATGGGAATCCCACTTATTCATTTGGGTCATCTACTCTCTCGAGCATGGCGGCATGTTCGGTGGTCGAGTGGCACTATGCTAACGTTTGGAGAGCGCAATCGTTATCTGGAGTTCGGCACTATGTAGGTATTTGGAAAGGGTCTGACCCTAACTCTTTGATTGGGTATCATTTGCCCCTTCGGACTAGTGGTCAGGCTATGACGGCTGGTAACACCCTAACAAACTCCTTAACGGATTTTGTCGCGCTTGGCGTTCAAGTGGGCGATGACTTGGTGATCGATCACGGTGTGAATCGAGGGGTTTATTCGATTCTTTCGGTTGACCCAACGGTATTGACTTTTTCTGATAGCTTTCCCCAAACGGGATTAACCAGCGTGAGCTATAGGATTCCCGCGCAGACTGATTGGAGGGCTACGAGTCAGGTTCCGATTAGAACGACGGGCATAGGGACGACTTCTTTGACAGTATTGAGTGACTCCAGTAAGGATTTCGTTTCTCTAGGGGTCCGCACTGGAGATGATCTTGTCATCGAGAGCGGGCCCAATGCTGGGACCTTTCCAATCTCCTCCGTGACTTCGACCGACCTGACAATCCTCGGTAGCTTTACTGCTCCCCTGGAAGTTTCGTACTTGGTTGTCTTGCACGAGATCTGGAATTCCCACCATTACAAGTTGATTCGAAGTCCTTCTGGATTCGTGTCTCTTTTTCAGGACTTGAATCCTGAGCCTTTGATTTCTATTGACTATAGCGAGGTGAACCTCCCTCCTAGTTCTGTGGGTATCCCATACTTGATCAATCGAGGTCTTCCGTCAGTCTCGTGGGGTGCCTTTGATTCGGAAAATATTTCCCAGACAGCCTGGGACTTTGTTCGATACGGAGTAACTAGGCCTCCAAGTGAAGTGAGAATTGTTCCAGCGCATCAAGTCCTCAATCAACGCAACATTATGTCGTCTCCCGAACACTTGTTTGGAACGATTAGGCACAATCATACGAATTTTGCATGTTCGTCTACGGGTATTCCGTATCCTTGGGAAGAGTACTCCCTGACCCCGGAACTTGTTGCCTTTACTAGGCTAAATGAAGGCACGCCATTGGTTCCGCAAACTCAAACTTACGAGATCAGGAGACCTTTGCCAGAAGTAAGTTACTTGTCGATTCTTAACCAGCCGACGAATCAACTTAACTCGAAAAGCTTCAGGTTGAATGACGCAACGTACGAGGTGACTATTGTTGTGCCAGATGATGTACTCTATAACTCCCTACAAGTTTTGGAAAAGTCTTCTGGGGATCGAGACCTAATCTCTCCTATCTCAGATGAGGTTGGGCTTGTCAAACTAGGAAAGCTTTCCTGGCAAAATACGATTTGTGTCGGTTACCAGGGTGATGTACTTCCGGAACAGGATCTTAGTTATGGGACACCCTGGGTGATTCAGTCTGAGGATCCAGCCCAGGTTAGTACGACCGTTTTTGGAGGAATCCTCACTTATGCGGTAGGTTCTAATCCGACTAGAACGATTTATCGGAACGCCACACCACTTACTGATCCAATTGGACTCACAACAAGGGTGGACTTTCGACTTCGGCTCCTAAGTGATTCAACCCTTGGGATGGGTGACTCTGGGGTTCGGTTTGGATTCTCTGCACTTGGCCTAACTGCGGCCCTGGCATTTGTCGCTACGCCTCTCGGAGATAGGGAGGTGCAGTTGATCGATCTCAACAGTAACGAAGTATTAGGGTCAATCTCGTTCGATTATCTTGACGGGGACTACCATACGTATCGTCTTGTCAAGAATGTGAGCGAGGGAGCCATAGACTTCCTTGTCGATCCCTGACGGAGGAGAGCATGTCCTACGGTAATCAGCCTTACGGTATGACGCCATTTGGCGGAGGAGCTGCTCTATTCCAATTGGTCGATGCTACCGCTATCAGCCCTTGCACGCTAGCTCTTACTTTTTCTGAAGCTCCTAACCTAGAATCATCCAGTACTACAGACCCTGCTAACTTTTTCATTGAGCGAATACTGGGGAACTATGAAGTTCTGCCTGTTAGGAAGATCATTGCTGGGTCCGAACTCAATGAGTTACGTTTAATTACTGATACACAGAAGTATACCCTATATCACGTTAGGGTAAACGAGGTACTTGAGAGTGTTTTCGGGTCTAGTCTTGATCCTAGTGTGAACTCGGCGGATTTTACTGGTTTTCCATCGGTGGGGAGACTACGAGCCCGAGCAATTCGAGCTGATCGGGTTTTGGTTCTTTTTAATCAAGAGATGCGGCTGGATTCGGCTCTTTTAGCTTCAGGTAGTTACAGGGTTTTTGACTCCGATGGGGTTTTGGTTTCGGTTGCGGGTGTTACCCCAAACCTCTTAGTCAATCCTACCCGGGTTACGCTTCAACTTGGTGCTGACTTGACTTCTGGTCGATTCTATTCGATCGAGATCTCAAGTACTATTAGCACTACGTTAGGGTTGAAGGTTGTTCCGAGTACCACAAAAATAGATCCTTGCAGCGAAAAAAAGACACTTCGAATCCCAATCTCAAGGTTCAGCGGTGAGTTAAGGTCTCCTGGGCCTGAATCGAATCAAGGTGTATCTGAGGTTCTACGATTAGAGGAGACTCTCGCGGTAGAGCTGGTGCCCTACCGGGTTGAACCTTCTTCTGAGATACTTAAGGAGATCTTGAGTCTTTCCGAAAACCTCACCATATCTGGTAGTCGATTTCCGGAATGCTATCATCTCATAACCCTTAGTGTACCGGGTTCTATTCAGGAAGTTAGTAACACTGCAAGGAGACCTGATACGCGCTCGACAGTTGAGTTGAGTTTGACTGACCGAGTTTGCTTGCGTGAGTCACTACAAGTTCTCCCAGCTGTCGAAAAAACAGTTGATCCGGGGCTGGCAAACCTTTTTGGAAACCCTCAGGGCCTTGTTTTTTTCAGCCCTTCGCTTACTCCCGGGGGTGCAGCGAATTCTATTCTCCAAGTGGATCAGGTTCGAACGTGTACTGAAGCTCAAGACATCTACAAGTTCCCTCAGGCAATTGATCCTAAGCCCTTGTATACACATGGGGCTGGAGTGACACCTACTCCCATCGTTACATTTTTAAATCAGGCGAGTTTATTCGTTGAATTTTATCGCCTCGGAGAGGCTAAGCTCAACTTAAGGGACTGCCCAGAAGATGTGCTATTGTCACCAGAGGACTCTAGTTCAGAGGTAGACCTTCGTGAAGATGCCACTCCAGTTAGAATCTCCAAGCTAAATGGCCCAGGGTGGGTGACTTTCAAAAATCCCATGCCGCCGGTTACGGATTTTGTTCCGGCTTACACTCCTGGGGACCCTATTTGGGACGATTATCTAGCTTCTGTGCACCTGGCTTACCCATTTATTACTGTGGATAACTTGAGCCCCTTAGTACCGTCGTCTCAGCCGACTAAGCATTTTGTTAATCCACGTGAGATTTTGGGGCTTCATGAATCACTTTCGCCAAATCTGACACTTTTCCTAGGGGTAGGAGACAACTTTACTTGTCAAGAGGACTTTGATCTTGCACCAGGAGAGAGAGTGATTCAAGTCAACGTTTCTGAGACAGTGACCCATTTGGAGAGTGTGGTGACAGCCCTTGGAATTCGTCTCAGTGAGTCAATGGTCGTGGCAGAGGGTCTGTCTCTGTCCATGTAATGGGCTTGGTGGTTTTTCTTATATCTCTGGCCGTTTGAAGTGCACTCGCTCTTCGCTAGGTGGGCGAGTCAAACCGACCGGAGTAGATGCACATGCAGCTTAGAGATGCGCTCTCACGAATGGGGTCTGTCTTTTCCAGCGCCCTAAAACCCAAGTACGAAGACAGAGTTGGCTGCATCATCCGTGGAGAGGTGTTTCTTACACTCCGGGATGGTTCGGGTGAGGTGTTGGAAAAAAGAGCGCATCGAAATTTGATTGTTCTTGACGCTAGTATTTTAGTTGCACGATTGATGAAGGATAGTCAAGAACCTTCTAAAAGTCTGTTTGTCTTGGCTGTTGGAACAGGGGACTCTGGATGGAATCCTCTTTCCCCCCCTGCCCCGACGAATACGCAGCGGGCTCTCTACTCGGAACTAACTCGAAAGACTTTTTCTCAAACTCAGTTTATCGATGCAGGGGGGATCCCCACTGCTATTCCGACAAATGTCGTGGATTTCTCTGCGATATTTACTGAGTCTGAAGCGGTCGGGCCTCTTGTAGAAATGGGTTTGCTTGGAGGGAACATATCGACTAACCTTTCGGTTCGAAATCCAGTCACACCTCCGAACGGACCTTATAGTCCTCTCGTGGATCTCACTACTCGCGAGACGATGATCAATTATTTGACATTCCCTGTGATTAATAAGCCTGCCACGTCCACTTTAGAGATTACTTGGCGACTTTCTTTCTAGTCATGAAAGTTATCAAGGGAGTCGTGAAGCCCCTACGAGCTAACACCTCAGTCATGGAGATTTCCTGATGCCTTCAGGGAGTGATAGAAATTTTGGACCGGCGGTTAGCGGCTACCTCATTCCTGAGGGTAGGGCGTTTGAAACCACGGTATTTCAAGCTGGGAAGCCTGTTCTTGACAAGGAGTTGAACCTTGCTCAGGGTATTGATAGCGGCTTTGCCTTGGATCTTTCACGGACCGTGGCACCGTCTGGGTGGGTCACTGATGAGCCTGTCAACTCATCTGACCCAGTAGGGGGAGGGTTTTTTACTCCTAGTATCCTTTCAAATACATTGGTCTTGTCGAACAGTCTCAGAGCTCTTGTAAATGGGTGGTTTATCTGGGTCGAATATACTGGTAGCGATTCTGCAAACCAGTTGATCTTGCCTAGTGGGCCTACTGGAAACGGAGCAAAGAGGACGGACCTTGTAGTTCTAGAAGTTTGGCGTCGTCTCATAGGTCCAACGTCAGCGGACGGAAAGAGTCCATCTGGGCGCATTTGGCGGAATGGGAACGTCAAAGTCCCATCCGGGAGTGATGCGATCCTCAACTATGAGGACCAGATGCTTGATGCGATCGTTGGGGCCGAAACAACAAAACGAGTGCAAGTTCAGTATCGTCTTCGTGTCATCCAAGGGATTAACCTCTTGACTTATCCTTATGGGATAGATGACCCAGTTGTTGTTGCTCACTCAATCCCTACGAGTCCGGCAAGCCCAGATGGGGTTGCCTCGACGTTTGGCTATTCAAATCAAAGTACCGCTGGGGATCCAGGTCTTTGGGTTGCTGGGGATGGAATTCCTAGTAATTCTCTGGGTACAGTGGATGGTTATATGTATGCCATCCCGTTGTGTGCCGTGTTTCGACGAAATCTAACTGCTTTTAGTAAGAACCTTAACCATAATGGTGGAGTAGCCAGTCCGGGACCATCTGACCGCCCAGATGGGTTACTCAGTGATATATTCGTGGCGGATGACATTGCTGACCTTCGGCAAGCGGTTTCTGTTAATGGGTGGGATTATCGGGAAGTTTTGGAAAAAAACTTCGGTTTTTTGCTTGACAATAAGTTAAAAACTGAATGGACTACGACTCCGAATGGGGGTGGTGTTTCAGGCCATACTCAACTTTGGGCGGATGAGATTGGGACACTTCCTGGAGATGGTACCACTACAGGGGACACCCCTGGTGCTGAGTTTATCGGGCAGTTTGACTGTACTCGTCGGTTTTTTACGGATCGTCCGAACTATGAAGTATTGACATTCAAGATCACTCCGGGTGACCCAAATATCTCTACTCCGACCTGGCAAGAAGGAACTCAGGTAACCATAAGTCCTTCTCTCATTGCACAATGGCCTTACCCGTCTGCGATTGCGTTCATGTCTCGGGCGCCTTCGGGCACTCGTATTGTGGATGTTTTACGAGCGAGAATCCAAGGGACTATTGGACCGGAAAAGGCCCTTGATGTTGGTTACTCCTCTACTGGGAATGTTGCTGCGGTTCCGGTTCCTGTGCAATCTATTTGGGGCCTCGGTAGCTACCCACCGGGGAACATTGTCATTTCCCTAGGGGCTCCCCCTGAATTGATCAGTACCGAGCCGATGTACCTTGACCTTTTGGTGGCTTACCCTCCCGGGCAGGGTTTGACTAGGACTCCTGTAGGAGATTTTGGAAGTGCCTCTTTTGTGATTAACAATCCCGCTGCCCTGCCTGCTACGGCTCCGGTGTCTTTTGCCTCGATGGAGACAGAGGACATCGATTTTACTCACCGAGAGGTCCAGCTTCAGTATCGTACGGGTCTACTAACTTTCGTGACTTCTGCTGAATCTTCGACCACCGAAACCGATTTCTTCGTCCCTGAGAGGATTGCGGATTTAGTTGAGGTTCGGGTGAATGGGCTCACAGACGCGGGAGCAGTATTGTTAGACGCGGTGAGAAGAAGGGCCGTCCGTCTTTCGTCACCAGCTTCTGCTGGTGACGTGATCGAAGTCGATTACTTCGCACTCCGGCCGATGCCTCAGGCTCTTGGAATAGGGCAACCAGGGGTTCAGTTCTCGATATTTTATCAGAGTCGGGCGCCACAAACTATCCGTACCAGTATCCTTGGAACCTCTTTGAAGCTTATTCCAAGGTGGATTTCTCCTTATCTTTATACCATTACCACGGGGTCTGGGTCTCAAGGAGAGGGGTATCCCTACCCTCAGGCCTATGTGCAAATTGGCGGGATAATTAAAAGTGTGGGATCCTTCGGTGGTGAGTATGAGCTGGATGGTTCTGAACAAATCTACACTTCGACCTTTAACGCATCAACTGGCTTCCTGAAGGTACCTGCTTATATCCCATATGTTCCAGATCCTGAGATGGTTGAATTTACACGAAGTCCGTCTGATGCAGATGTAGAGGACCGGACATTCTTTTCTGGATTTCTGGCAGGGTATCAACCTAATGCGTTCGGCCCACCGCTTTCTGACGCTCGGGTTCACAAGGTCGTTCTCCCAAGCTTGATGGAAACTGCGGAAGACGGTACGGTAGGAAAAAAAGGTACCTTGCTTCTTGTTAATTTAGTTCGCTGGGCGGAATTTGATGCAGAAAATAGCGTCAAAGCCCTCGATACGAATAATACCACTATCGCTAGTGTGTACCGGGTTTCTGGAAATATTTTGAATCGGAGGAGTTGATCGATGCCGTCCAACAAGTCCCCGACTGTAGTCAATTCTGGCCCTGGAAGACTTGCGGCTGGCATGGTCCCGTCTTCGGCGCTTTCTTTTCCCATCGGTGGGGGTTCTGGAGATTTGGAAACACACATCCAAGACCCTGTTGACGCTCACATGTCGTGGGCGGTTGGCCTGCCAGAGCTTAACCCCATAACAGGTCAACCCCTTCTTTCGTCTGCTGGGGGTCCGTACGATGGTGAAAGCGTAATGGATGCGCTCACCGCCCTGTCAGACCTGCTTCCGGTGAAGCCGGATCGAATTGGGTACGATGTTGGCGGGATCCCAAATTCTGGGCTCACTAATTGGTCAAATTCTTTGACTGTTGGAGGCTCGGGAACGGCGATTCACGGTGGATTCAAGTCTGGTACCGCTGCCATTGTGACGAAGTACTTGACCCCGGCGGGAAGCGTTGGAAATCAGACGGTTGGGGGTATGGTTTTCCCAGCAGATCGTGGTGTTTTGGCGGTATATAAGAGCACGAGTGGTAGTTTTGGTGTCCCGGATACCACGCTTCTTTATGCTCTCTGGCTTGGAAGCGCTGCCTCGGCTCCTGCTGGCATTCCAAGTGCTAGCTTTGTTGAGGCTACAAGGGCAACAGGTCAACCTGATTATGTAGCATCCAACACCTCCCTGGATTACGTCAATTTGACGGCTCGTTTGCCCTACTTGAATAGTTATCCTGGAGGGCAATACACGGCATTTAGTTCGAATTTTTATGCCTATCAACTTGGTAAGTATAACTTCCCTGTTTCTATTTCCTCTGGAAACACGGGGAGCTACCTCTTTGTTCATTGGAAGGAAACGCACGCCACGACCCTTTCGGCAATTGAGCCTATTAACCTGACCAATGGAAACCTCATTGCCTCAAAGTGTTATTCCGCAGTACCTGCTGACTCGGCGGCATACGAAAACGTGGTCAGGACTAACGTTTTTGCCGATGCTCTGAGTGGGTCTGGTCCTACTGGACTGACGATTACTACGGCTCCAGCAGGGGATACAGTTACGAATTACCTCTCCGGAATTCAATACTACACTTCGACTACGTTTAGAGTGAATGTATCTTCGACGGCGGGAAACGTTTTTAGTAACTCCTTTTTGACGAATACGGTGGCTTCTGCCTCTGTTCCAGCTGGTTTTGAATCGGCGCTTCCGATTGTTCAAGCTGTAATGTCTGGATTCAATGGGGCAACTCAGTCTTTCCCATTGTTTGATGGCTCCAATGTTGTTAATAACTCTGGAGGTTCACCCTTTACTCTGGTTAATCCTCCAGATACTTCGGCAGTAGCTCTTTTTAGCAACGCAACCCAAACGGCACTCACAGTCGTTAGCCCCCTGCCAAAGCCTGTTTACCCTTACGCTCAGGTCGTTGTTCGTTGGAGGGGTTCTTTTTCGAACTACGTGGACGCTACGAGCACCGAGCGGTACTTGGTTGATCCCGCTTATGCTGAGGCGACCCTAACCACTGAGACTAAAGATTCCTTTGTCAAGGAAAACTATCGGTACGTCAGTTCTTATACTGCCTCGCTCGCTTCCGCACCAATCATTCCTCAAGGTGCAGATGTCTTTGGCTCAACTTATGCTGTTAGCTCTGCTGATCTACAGCTGTATTCGGGCCGATTGGTGTACCCAACAGTGAACTTCAATGCCTCCTCTATTCGTCCGGTGCAGGATGCAAGCAGGGATTATTCTGCTACTTATGCCGGAGACCCCTCTGGAACTAAACGACGGTATGTTCGAGCTTTCAATACAGGGATCGCGAGGAACGCCGGAAAGATCCAGCTTACAGGATTAACAGCGGCGGCTTTTACTGCGACAATTGCTATTGACCCTAATGAACTTACTGACCATGCGGGTGGTGCGATTGTTCAAATTAAGGTTCCTGGTGTAACTGGTTGGCTTGACCTTGGAAGGTCTGATGGCGTTCCGGATAACGACAAAACCCAGAACTTCCGTGGTTGCAAGGTTGGGGTAGTAGAGGCTGGTGGCGTTACAACTGTTACTTACAGCACGGGTAGCGCAATGACGCAACCGAATTCAGAGGGTAAGTTCATTCTGTTCGTCAGGGTCACCCTGATCAAAAATGGAACAGGAGAAACCCTTAGTGTGCAAGCGGTTGATTGGTTGCCGCCAACCTGATTCATATTCTTCCGTGAACTTTTTATCGGTACGGCCTATCGCGAGGACTAAGACTGCATGGCTACTAACCACATTGCGACCGGGGCTACTTATTCGAACCTGACTCGCCGAGAGTTGGAGCAGCTGCGAAAGGCTGACTTTTTTGCGGGTGGCAAAGCGCTGACCGTAGGCGATGAGTCCAACGCGGGCTCGATAAATGATGAGAGGTTCTATACCGGCCCCACTGTTTACGGTGGTGACGTTTGGGCTGTCCGACCCCCACAAAACCCTGCCACTTATGTTCTTTCTAGGACTCAACCCAGCAACCTTAGTTCTGAGTCAGTCCGTTGGTATGGTCCAACGTTCCTTACGACTGGGGTAGCAGGATATGCTTCTGGGGTTCTTACTTGGAAGGATGACAGTCCAGAAGCAAACTTCACTGGGGTTCAGGCCGGGGACCTTCTGATTATCAAATCACGAGGGGAATCCCCAGACGATAACGCAAATGCGGTCGGTGTCGTAAGTAACGTATCCTCGTCTGGTGGTTCACTTCCAACTTGGACAGTTACCCTATCGTCTGTGGTGAACCCAAGCTCTAGTCCGAGTAATCAACTGCAAGTTGACACCACTCAATATACATATGCTGTTGTTCGCGCTACGGCGGTTCAGCTTTGGGCAGTACCAGGGTCAGGGCCACTCGGGAGGGAGCAGACGTTTCTCGCGACGTGGCCTGATATGGACCACTCAATCCAAAGTCCCTCCCTTGACCAAGTGAATGCAAAGCGTATCCGTAATCTGGTCCCTCCATCCTTCTCTGCGGGGGAGGCTGTGGACCGTGCGGATGCAATCTTCCAGCCCCCGGCAGGACCTGGGAGTTCCTTGGATCTTGTTGGTTACCGTCCCATCCTATATCGCTCGTTGCCGAATGGCAGTGGACCGGACTTTACTGCACCTCTTCCAAAGAATCCTAGAATTGATGCCTCTGTTCCGGACGCGGACCAGCGAATGACGATAGACTACAAGGCTGGGGTTTTTCGGTTTTCTACCCCTCCAGCAGCGGGGTCAGAGGTAAAGCCTGCTGGCGGTAACGGTGGGACCAATGCGACGACGGGTCGCCTTCAGCTTTGGGCCGTCTACTGGGCTGTGGATTCTCTCATGACTGAGGGAGCCTCAACCCATATATATACTAGCCGGAGCACTGTAGCGACCTATAAGAACCCAGCTAGGGTTTACCTTGAACAGGGCCATACCCTATACGGGAAGTGGAGGAAAGACTTTATCCGAATTGGGGCAACGGGCGAAGGTAACGACTTCGCAGTAAGGGCCCTTAGTGCCAATGAGTCTGGTCGTGAGGGTAGCCTCTGGGAAGATACCACTTGGAAGACTGATTTCGGCGTCTTTAGTGATGACCAATTTGACATTGGTCGGGATGCTTTCAGAGGATTTCGGATTCGAGGTGACGGCAAGATCCGGATGATCCAGACAGCGAATGATTCTACTCCTCCGGAGGAAACTCGAATTGAGGATAAGACTCGTTTGGTTGTTGGAACGCATACCCATCCTGGTGGGGACTTCAATCCTGCATGGGATTCATACTACGGTGAGCCTTCTGGGTTGCGGAGGGCACCTAATGCCATTCAAGCCGCCCTTAATGAAGCCGCCTTTTCTGGTCAATACTCTACGGTCCATCTCCGTCGCTCTGTTTATCGCCTTCCTGGTGATAGTTATGCTCGAAACCTTCTTATTCCCCCTGGCGTAACACTAGAGGGAGAGGGCTCGGGGACGATTCTGTATCAGAATGAGAGTCAAATCAGGATCGGACCTAACACAGTTTGGGGGACTTATGATGCCTCGGTGACATCCCCTACCATCACTAACCTCATGAGTTCTTACCCATTGCCTACGATATTCGAGCTCCCAGAGAGCTTCAAGATCGAAGGATATGATGTTGTTTGGAACAAGTCGCGTCGAGTTTGGGGAATTTTCGTTGCAGAGTCTACAACGAATTCGATCTGGTTCAACGAGATGCGAACAGACGGAACTAAGGTGCTTCCGGGCCTTGGGATCAATGTGAAGGACTCTTCTGAAAAGTTCTTTACTCTTGAGTCTGTGAGTAATGTCAATGCTGAAGGGTACTACACCCCAGGGCATTACCCAAGGGTGGATCATGACCCGTTCACTGATACTTATGTATTCTGTTGGACTGAGGAATATACTGATTCCACTATCCTAGGGCCTCGAAGTTATTATGCGGCTCTGCGCTACTCCGATTCTCCGAGAACGGAACAGCATAAGCGTTACTCTCTGCTCTACCCCCCTGTAGCGTATGCATCGGGTTACTATGCTTATTCTATGCACCCAAGTATCTCGGTTGCACCGAGTGAGTGGCCGTCAGATCCAGTAGTCTGTACAACTTGCTTCTGCAAAGAGAATCTGGCTTCCTCTTCTACTAGTATCTTCGATACATCCATATATTCACTGGGTGGTGGAACCGTAGTGGTACAGTCTGGCGACACTAAGGCGGCGGCAATATATAGTTCCACTGATTGTGTTTGGGTCAATAAGGATAAGTTTGTAACGGCAACTACCCGAAGGGGTCATGCAGTCCTTACGGGTACTACTGGTGCATTCGATGGCAGTGGAAACTTCTCTGATGTGGCTTACCCTTCTTGGGACACTGTGGGTGTCGAGGTTGGCGACCGCTTTCTTTTGTTGAGGCAGACTAACAGTACCTTCGTTTGGACGAATGGAAGAACAGGGATCGTTCGTGCAAAGAGTACGTCAACTTTGAACATTCAATGGGAAGGTGTCGAAGGTTCTGACGCGGAGGTCATAACCAGTCAGTCTAATCTTAGGTATGCTATCATCCCAATGAGTCGAATCTTCTGTACTGCAATTGAAGGTTCTACTATATGTTCTAGTACCCTCGTTTCAGGTCCTGATGAAAGCTTGACTGCAACCACGTATTACCTACAAGAACGGGAGCCAGACTTCGTTAGGCTTTCTGCTGGACCTAATGACAGGGTGATTGCGGTCTATCAGAATTTCGATACTAGGGCGTCGGCCAGCCGTCCTCATATTCTAAACTTCGATAACGGACGTGACAGTAACTATTTGGATGATGGGAGCGGTATCCCGGCTCAAAGTCCTTATCCTGTGAGAGTTCACCTCTCGACGAATTTCGTTATCGCTTCTTACTTTGCACTGCGTCAGACAGGTTCGGCGGAACGCCGGTCTTGGGCAGTTCAAGCCCCTTCAGTTACAAGTGCATATGAGTCAAAGGAGACATCGGTGACCGAGCTTCGCAGGTCAAATGATGTTGAGTTGATTCGTCGGTCTCTTGGGGGTAGAGATCCTCTTGATGTTTATCCAAATTCGGCTTGGAGTCTGAGTCATAATTGGGATGATGTCTCACTCCGAAACTACTCATTGCCTATCACTACCTATGTTCCCTCGTTCATTCCCGACGTTACGTGGAACGGATCTGATTGGGTAATAGTTAGCCCCACGGTGGACGTTATCAAGTCGGATACGGGGTACTTGAGTTACTCTGGCGGAACTCAATACCTAATGGATGGCACTTTCCTATTCTCAAATGTTTCGTGGAATCAAGATCCAAATGGGCGTAGCTATCGAAACACAGTTGTCCCAAATGACACGATCTACTTCCCCGACTTCGGGGAATTCCGAACGGTTAGTGCCGTCAATTCGGAACACGTAGTTACCTTGGATCAAGCAGTGAACGGGGGTTACACCGGTCAAGATGTCAATTGGGTTCTTGTTAAGAATCCTCCTGTATATTCATTCGAACCTCCTAGTGAGAAGGCCTGCATGAAGTCTCCTGGGTTCCGCGTGAGCCCCGAGGGAAAGATAATTGTCAGTTCATCCTACTCCACGTTTGCGGATGAGTATGACCTATCGGTTGGTGATCGCCCTAAGCAAGAGGTCCTGGATCGAGGTCTTTTCGGAAACACCATTTTTCATAGAGTCACAGCCCGATGTGTTTCCACGAACCCTGGGGTTGAGATCCCTAACGGGCGTGTTGGTTTGGGAATCACCATTGACGGTGTTGTCATCAAATCTGGTGATAGAATTCTCGTTACAGGGTGGGGATGGTTGTCTGGAATATGGGTGGCAAGTGAACTAAATTGGGCACGAGCGGCGGAGTTTTCCAGTGGGACCCATGTAGCTGGGACAGACATCTACATTTCCTCTGGGTCTACCTACGGAGGCACTGTTTGGCGAGTAACTAACGCTCCCCCCAGTGATATCGTTGGTGACTCGAGTCTGACCTTCTCCAATCTTTGGGATGCGATCCCTCCAAAGGGTGCATTTGCAGATACGAAGTATGGTCAGTATGGCATTACCTGGAACGACCTGGTAGAAGGGGCAAGACTGGAAGCCGATCTCGGTTATCGCGGTGTTGTTGTTGGGGCTTCCCGATATGGGCATAAAGGAGGCACAAGCGAAGTCTATTCGGTTGCGCTCTCATGGGGTGACAATCTGTATGGATTTTTGGACCGAGAGCGAGTGGAAGGGCAGAACGTCAAGGTTCGTGCGTTCCGTCAGAGTTTTGGTCCATATAATTCAGGGATTCGAAATCTTTCGATTCAAAGCACTGAGTCAACTCTTCAACAGGTCCTCTGGCACAATGTTGTCTACACTCGCCATGGGACTAATGGTTGCCCAAATCCGTACTTCGCCACGGATGGCTATCGAAACGTATTCCTACACATTGGAGTATGGTCTTACGGTCATCAGTGGGAAGAGAACGGAGCCCTATCCGCTCAGAAGTTTATCGGACGTGACCCAAGGATGGCGGGGGGCTACAACATGTGCCTTGACGCTGTTTTCACCGATATCTCGGGTAAGTATACCCTTCGTAAAAGAGTCTTCACTTTCCCAAACATCTCTCGCCTGTATCCGAGTCAGACGACTGTTAATGCCACGGCAACGTACAACGTTGGAATTCCCGAGTGGCAGAGAGACTACTTGATTGGAACTTTACCTCAGGATATGTTGGCTTCAGCTTACGCTACTAACGCAAAACGTAAGCCAACTTATGGAGCTCGGGCCATTTGGACCGGAAAAACCTTCTTAGGTCTACTTATTGTCCCGAGGGGCCTTCTTTTGTTCGACTTGGGAACTGATGAAGAGGACTTGATTCTTGACGAGGCCGTGGCTGGAGGGGCTGTTGTTAGGGATTCCACGGTTTATCAAATGTTTGAGGTCCCGAAGATCAAGGCATTCGCTTATATCGGAAACGGGGGTGGTAACCCACCGGGGCCAAACAAGAACGTACCTTTCTACAAAAACGCCTGTAATGCGGATACACGATCTCTAGAGATCGTGGACATGGTTGAGGTAGACGCTTGTTATGCCGAGGGTGTTTTGGCTGTAGTTTGGTTAGCGGGGCTCAATAAGACAGTCCAGGCCTTTACTGATGAAAATCAGATGAATAGCGAGTTGGGTAGGCCTATTCTTGGAGTGACTCTGTTTCGTCGGGGGCAGGGAGGCACCTTGTCCTTTGATTCTGGTAGGAGTAATTCTGCCTTCAATGCAACAAGCTATATCATTGATAAGTGGCCTGGTGAGACTGCAAGGAATGGCTCAATCAAGGATCCAAAGATCACTTGGAATGGTTCTGGATTCACTGTCACCTATATCTATAAGTTCCAAGACAGTGGCATTTCGACTGATTATGACCTAAAGTTCTTCACCTTCCCGAAAGAAGGACTGAGGTCAAACTTCCAAGTTGTTGCTGCACACGGAACCTATAGTGCAGAGAGTTCTGAGGCTGCCAGTGACAGCCAGGCTATTGGATGGATCAACAATGACGGTAAGTTATGTCTTACCCTCACCAGAGAAACATACGTGGTCAAGCCTGGAGACCTTATTCTGGTCACCAAGACGAGCGCGTCAGCTGATGTAACTAAGGAATCCGCAGAGGCGTTGTCGCTCCAGTACAACAGTGCCACAAGCTCTAACTTGGCTGGGGTTTACCCCGTCGTGGCCTATGACTCCTCTAACGGGCAGGTGCAGCTAGGGGTGAGCCCGCTTCGGCCAGGGGTGAACATAGGGGATCTCGTCTATGGCATGATTCTGTCTGGGGATGGGGTCACTCCTTTGGCAAAAGATGCCAGGATGTCAGATGGTCCGACTTCTGGAACTGTTGGTACTGGTATGATCGTGAAGTCGGTCTACGGAATCCCTTCGGGAGTTGGAACGGAGGTTAGTGATCTCTGGGCTTCGATCTATGTCGAGAGTCAAGATAAGTATGTACTCTTCTATAATCGAGGGGCGTACTTAATGGCTCGTGCTATCAGTTCAGATGGGCAAGCAACGGCAGAATTCAACTTTGGCTTGGGTCTTTCCTCCGATTATGCACATGCGTCGGTTGGTTGGAACGGGCAGGACTTCTTCGTGTGTGCGTTGAATAATGTAGGGTCCTCAGCCTACTACTGGCTTCTTTCAAAAGACTTGGGACTTCAGTCTTGCGGCCATCTTTGTTACGCGAACGAGCATATCGGAAATGGAACTAATGATGTCCCTGGGCCAGGATACAGCTCTCCCAATACCATGTATACTCCCACCTACAAGTTTCAAGCTTGTTCGGTAGTTTGGAGTTCTAAGCTCAATAAGTGGCAAGTTGCCTTTTCGATTGGCTGGTGGAATGAGGATACAGATAGGAGTCGTTACAATTCTCTGTCCTTTGGTCCGAGTTTCGATATCTCTTCTTACACAAATGTGGTGCTCTCAAGGTCAGTTTCGGGTGCGGTACTTCAGCCCGGTATTCGTGCATTGGTTGGTGTTTACGCCAATATCTACTCAGACTATTGTGACACTACATTGACTTATGAGCCGCCTGTTCGCTACCCCTATACGGTTCTTGGTAACGGTCCGACGTTAGATCTTTATGAGACATCCGTAGAGATCACGGCCCCTATGTTAGCTACTGATAGTACGATGTCAGTTTCCAGTGCTACTTACTTGCCTGATGCAGAGGCAAGAAAGTACTACCTAAAGATAGATGATGAAATTGTATTGGTACATGGGGTCAGCGGTGGAGCCACTACTCTTTCTATTTACCGTGGGGCTCAAAATACCGTAGCAGCTGAACACTTGATAGGAACTACGGCTTACCTACTTCCTGAATTTAGTGGAAACCTTGGTTATCTGGGAGGCTCTTATCTTGCCAGTGGGAGCAGTGGTCCGTATGTTGGACTGGCGAATGAGGGGGATGTTCTTGAAATGCCTGCGGCAGAGGGATCTGATAGGGTTGTCGCTGAGGTTGCAAAGTCAGCTTATACTCTTATTTGGCCCGGGGCAGGATTGGTTTCATTCGGGGGTACCGATTATAGCGATGTGGACTACGTGCCTCTTAATGGAGCAATTCACCCCCTTACATTCACCCCTGTTATAGGCTGGGGGTACCTAGAGGACATACGTGTATTGCGTTTGGACAAGAGGTATTTGTTTCATGTAATGGGGAGCTCGGATACGATTATCGTGACGTCCACCGATGCGAGTGAGGTGTACAGTACTCCGGATGACTGGAACGATTATCTTACAAACTCTCGGGTATTTGCCCTTCAGAGGGAAGATATCGTGCTCTACACGTTTGGAGACCCTTACCCTACGGTTGAAGTTGTTGATGCTGACGGGGTGAGTATCGAAAATGTCGAATTTCAAAGCGGTACTACCGACGTGTGTGAGTACTATCCGAGAATGGGTCGGCCCTTTTGGAAGACGGGGAGTCCGTGTGTAGGTAAGCTAGGTAATACTCTCGCTAGTGCGCAGATGGGTCAAAAACCTCATGTGGCTCCGGTTACGGCCACTCCGCTCGGAAAGGTTGAGCTTGTGCGATTCAGTAATGTTCGGTCTAAGACTAGGGGCAGGTACGGATATGACCTTATCACAGCGGCTAAGAAGGGAGCCTAATCCGTGAGCACCCACTATCTGATTGATCTGTTCACGGATGTCATTAATGATGTCGTAACTACTACGACCTACCCCCCACAGACCAGGGTCACGGGGAATTATGTAGTGCGAGTACCGGATGATGTTTCAGTGCAAGATCCGGTAGACTTGGCGGATCTCTTGACCAAGAAGTATCAAGGTATTTTAGGGTCTCATGGACTATTTACCCAAATCACCTATGATGCTCTTTTGGACGCAGCCAACGTCAATTTGCCTCAAAGTCAAGGTGTATTCTCCGGGGAAAGAGGTCTTATCGGATTGTACCCAACTGATCTCGTCAATCCGACTCCGTTTCTACAAACGGATGCCTTCAGTATCTCGTGGTCTGGAGGTGGTGCGGGCCCTGCGCAGGCAATTGTGACCTATGAGTTGTTCACTTATGTTGACGTAGACGACGCTGACGGTTCATTTCAGCGTTATTACCAGGAGCTCTCCCCTGATGTGCATGTCACGGTTGAGATCAGTTTCGACAACGGGGTCACGTTCTTGAGTGCAACTGATAAATCTTTGGTTTCGATTCCGATTTCTGCAAGGGGTACTCAGGTGATCCTTAGATTTACTCGAAGTACAGATGTTAGTTCTGTTGCTCGGGTGTTCCTAGGTTCTTGGGCGGTGCTATACTAATGGCCGCAAGCTAACGAGAACGGATGCAAATCGGAGAAATGCCTAATGGATAACTTTGGCGGCGGCGTGAGTAGGGTCCTTGATCCCAAGAATTCTGCCTTTGTGGAGGTAATTTGGCAACAGGGAAAGTGCCCGCTTGACTCAGAATTGAACTTGATGCAGCAGATCGAAGCTGATTGGAGACAACAGCTCGTTTTGCACAATACCCCTTCTGGGTGGCTTGGGAATGATACCAACCCATCGAAGGAATTCGTGACCAATGCCAGCTGGTCCAATTGGTTTCGGTTTGGTCGCCAGCGTGCTGGCGAGAAGAGGTCCATTACTTGGGCTGTGGTAAATGGCTGGCTTATCCCTGTGGTGGGGACCAAGGTTGGAACCCCTCCTGGATCTCCGAATAATACTGATACCTGGAATAAGATAACACTGGACCCACCCCCATCGAATAGCGGTGACTTCCGAGCGGACTTTGTGTTTTTGGAAGTTTGGAAAGCTCGCGTTCCACCGGGACCTTCAGCCTTGAACAAACCTAGCTCTTCGGCCATATATCGTTACGGGAATGTGGAGGGTGGTGCAAGTTACCTTGCTGATGACATCCAAGATCCTGCTATCGGTTTCGAGACCTCTCAACGAACTCAACTTCAGTATCGCCTTCGGGTGGTCAAGGGCCTCATTGGTTTGGCAAGTTGTCCTGACGGATTTGATGCTACTGCGGTAAAGGCTCAGGGGACGATGGCAGCTCCCCCTTCGGCAGGTGGCTACCCATTCGTAAATATGCGAGAGGAACTTGGGGACCCTGGGCTTTGGCGTGCTGGAGATGGAACAGTAAATGATCTCGGAACGGTAGATGGATATGTGTACGCCGTTCCGGTTTGTGTTGTCTTTCGTCGTAACTCAGTAGCTTGGGCCGGAGATCCGTCTCAGAACCTCAATGGTGGATTCAATCGCAACCCAACGGCTACGGATAGGTCTGGGGTAAAGACTTTTGCTGCGGCACCTACTTTGGCCGCTTCTATTACGGATTCGGCGACTTCGATTACCCTGATGTCGTCCACAGATATCCCACTTCCAGCAAACCCCGGGTCGTCGGCTTTGATTCAGATCGGCGACGAGATTATGACCTATAACACGGTTACGGGAAACACTATTGGTGGTGTTGTTCGTGGGAGAAATGGCACTAAAGCGGAAGCTCATCCCTCTGGCTCATCCGTCAAAATTCTCTCCGGTCGCCCTGATGGTTTGTTCTCAGACCAGATCACCCAAACGGATATCTTAGACCTTCGGCATGTAGTTACGCCCAATGGGGTGGGCTATAACACGATATTGAAGAGCAACCTTGATCGTCTCCTTCGAGGACAGCTCAGAGCCAACTGGAAACGGTCTGGGTCTGGCACCCAAGGGACTTATGTTTTTTACGAAGACAAGATCAGCTCTTCTCAGGCAAATAGTCTTGGCATAACCAAGCTTGATGCGCCTGACCGCATTCGAATGATCTTCTCAGATGCGTCGGTTCAACAACCTGTCGAGATTCTTTGTACTCCGTATACCGGGGCGGTTTCAAGTGGTGCACAGCCGGTTGCTTCTAGCTGGGCCCTTAACGTAATCAGTGCTGTCACTACCAGACAGGCTGTCGGTGATACCTGGACAGCCGACTCGTCCGAACCTCTTTCGAATGTGGATCCCGCAGAGAGAACGGTAGGGGATAAAATTGTCATCCCCGTGGCTCCTTTCAAGACCACGACTCCGGGAGCAGACGCAGACCAGGTGCGGTTACTCAATGAGGTGGTTATTTCGAAAAGCGGGGGCGTGTCAACTGGGAACTCGCACTTTACGGATACTATCAACTTCGTCACAGCTGGAGTAGAAGCAGCGGACACACTCGTCATCTTCTATGGCAACTCCAAGGGGACCTATCTTATCACTAGTGTCGCTTCGGATGAGCTCACTGTGGAGGGGACTATTCCGGCAACGGATGGGTCATTCTATGAAGTGCGTAAAGGTTTGGGGTCAGTGCAAGTTCGTATCGATGGGTATCCCGAATCTCTTCCTCAGCATAGGTTCATTGTTCGTTCGGTCCCAACTACTCCGACATCTTCCTCTGACCTAGAGATTCAGATCGTTGGAAATGGGGCACCTTTCCCAATTAGCAAAAATAGCAACCCTAACCTCTATGTTACGGTTAATGTGCAGTACGGTGGGGGTCGTGGGTTATCCCGTCGTCCGGACTCAATTCATAACATTACGCTCTATCACCCCTATGCCGAACTTTTGACTCAGCCATCTGGTGTGCCACAAACTAACTTTCCTCTTCGGACATCATGGGCAATGCTTTGGAGTAAGTACCGGAACCAGTCCTATAAGGGTATGCTTCCAGTAACTTCTGAGGCTTATGCGGATCTGGGTTCAAAAACTGTGATCTTGACTCCGTACCAGAGAATCGGATTCCCGATCTCGGTTTCAGCCCTCAACGGGGCAGGGGAGAATATCTTCGGTACCCCGATCGTAGAGCCTAGGACTCCTACAGGGTTAACAGTTAGTACCCTCACAGATGAGGGAATTCCAGCGGTAGACTTCACTTCGGTACTTGACGAAAGTGATGTTTTGGTGATCCTCTCGGGTCCGGCTAAGGGGCAATACGTAATACAGTCACATACCTCTAATTCTTTGACCGTTTACGGAAATCCTATTCCCATTGTCCCGGATATTTCGACCACTCAATATGCGGTCTATCATGCGCAAGGGTTAATGCCCTTGAAGAAGGCAGACGGTGTCACTGCCAAGTGGGCCACAACAGACCCTCTCAACTTGTTTTCGGGGTCTACTCAAACAGAAGCAAATGAAAAGAACTTCTATGTTACTCTGCCGAGGCATCTAGTACCGGGTTGGGGGGAGGTCCGTCTCCCAATCCTTGCTGAAAACAATGCCACCTTTCACCGTGGTATCAACTTCATGCTGCAATCGCATGAGGGATCTTCAACAAGCCTCACAGATACCGACCATAATAAGCAGTATATAAGCTATACCAATGAAGGATCGGCTTCTTATGCTGCATTTTCTACAGGAAACCTGTCAGGGTCCACAATTGTTGATGCAACATACAATGCAGCGTTCTCTTATAGTGGTGTCACGTTTGCTGGGATAAAGTTCTTTGATGATTCAAGAGGTCTTGGCCGTCAGGGGCTCCAGCTTCCCCCATTTTATGGGGTTGCTCGTCTTTGGGCGGTTTACGAGGCAGTTGACTACAAGACCAATGGGCCAAGTTACAATCCTAGCACGAGAGAGTATACTGGCTCCGGAGCCAAAAACCTTCTTCGCCAGAATTTTGATGGCCCTATCTTGTGGATTGAAGTTGATGATGATGGCGACTCATACTTCGTTCTCAACGCTGAGGCCCTAGACTTATCCAAGAGTCCGGTACCGATCGGTAGTTTCCGCTCGAAGCATTATGTGATCACAGCGAGTATCTTTGGCTTTGATCGCGGTTCTTTCGACCTAGGGAAACCATTCAAGCTTCTTCTGTCTAGGACTCGTACAGAGCTAAAGGAGGCGACTCGGGAAGCGAACATTTCCTCTCCTGTTATTCATGGTCCTACAACTATTCTTCCTGGGCCTCTCACGAGTTTCGACACTGCATTGATCAATTACAGCCGAACGCCTTATCAGGGGGACCCCTGGGGCTCGCAATCCAATTACTTGGATCTTGGATTCACTCCGGGACCTCTGACGAGTTATACTGCATATCAGCTTAGCTCGTCATTCCTAGATATTTCGAACTTGACTAGGCCCAATCAGAAGCCACTAGAGGTTTTGGCTTCGACTGGTTTCATCACCACACTTGGGACGGGCCGACTATCTGGTGACTTGGTTTCGCCAAACGTCTATGACTTTAGGAATGTTGGTTATGAGGACCCCGGTTCTTTCCCACCGGTTTCCTCAGTCGAGGATCGCCCAAGTCTCAAGATTGGAGCACTCAACCCTGGAGGGGATTTCTTTGATCCAGGATCAAATCCTGAGTATCTGGGGTGCACCGAAAGACTACCGCTTGGGTCTCTCTATCGGGACAAGGATTTTCACGGTGGTCGTTTCACGAATGTAAACGCTTGCCCTCTTCAGTATCTGGAAGATATCGGAATCGGCTCTATCTCTGCTAGCCTCGGTCGAACGAATACCTTGGAGCAGGAAGAAATCTCTCTTATGCCCGCCTCTATTTCGACTGGAGTGCCCGGGGATATCTTAGTTCACGTGGACGGTGAGCCAGGCCTGTATGAACTTTTGACGAACTTCCGAGTGACCCGAGGCGGTTCCATGTTTCTTGGTTCCGGTGACCGCCCTGGGGGCGAGATCGGTGCGATATACAGTAACATCAATGGCTCTGGTCGAGGCACCAAGGCGATTATTGGACGTGCTTACCTTGTTCGTAACTCTCCTACTAGTGTCGGAGTCAATCAGGCTAGTGCGGGTGACGAGCTATTGTTGGCAGTGGTGACACGCGTTATGACATTGGATGTGACGTCGGCAGGAGCAACTGTCATCATTGGGACTAATGGCACGAGTGAGGGTAGTTCAGCGGCGGATCTGTATCGAATCGAAGGCCACCCTCTTTTGAAGAACCGTACCAAGTATGAGGTTGACCCAGCTTCGATTTCGCTACCCAATAGGATGGGGGGTTTCTGAAATGGCGATTCGAACTCTGACCCTGCATGAAGTGCCAAAAGAAGTTCGGGCAGTTGGGGCTGCGAATGCAAGGCGGCAAATTCAACTTCTCCTCCGTAATCCGCACCTCACTCCGGTTCAGAGGATGGAACTTCAGGAACAGCTAAAATGGGCTGGAAAGTGGGAGAGCTTGGATATTGGGAACTTAGTGCCTTCTAAGTCAAAGGCCAATCCGAATCCTTCCAAAAATGAGGCACAGAGAAAGCCTCAACATCATACGGTAGAAGTCGTTGAGAGCCTCTCGGTAGACGAGGACTAAGGGTCCTGGACTCTAACGAGGTGCGGTTCGTTTTATAGCTGTGCCTCGTTGGAGATCTCTCATAATGGACCTTGACTCCCTAGTTAACGCCATAGTCAGTCAACAGTTTATCTACATTTGTCTGGCGGTATATGTTGTCACATATTTCGTCAGGCGATTGATTGAAGGGACTTGGAAGGTCCTTGTAGAAACTGGGCGGGTACGGCAGACAACCCTTGCTTTTCGTCTATGGAATGAGGTGTGTTTGCCAGTCCTCACGATTTTTGTCGGAGGCCTCATGGGTCTTATGGCAAAAACTTTTGTTTGGCCGGAATTGACCAATGGCACCCGAAGTGGTCGCATCATGTTTGGTGCGGTGTGCGGCCTATTCTCTGCTTTCATTTACAATCGTATCCGAGCTTGGATCAAGAGTAATCCCGCAAAGGCGGAGGAAGATAATGGGCTCCCTCCTGTTGCTACGGAGCCACCCCCAGCGGATGAGACTCGCCCAACGCTTGTTGTAGCTGAGGGGAAAAAAGACAAGTCCTAAAGTTTATGAGGATATCGTGCACACTGATTTGACACTAATCAACAAAATAGCGAATCGATACGCTCAAGTCGAATTCGAAGCTCGGTACGCGCGTCTTTTGCTTGCGATGTCGATGGAGCAAGCCAAGCAGGTCTTGGGATTTCCTCCCCTTTCTTCCCCGAGTCCGGAAGAGATCATGAAGGCTTATCGCAGCAAGGCATTTGAAAACCATCCCGATCGGGGCGGTGACCCTGCGAAGATGGTGGAGGTAAACGTAGCAAAGGATATCCTAACAGGAAAGAGTCGGCCGACTAACGAACCTGGTCGCCCTCAGGACAAGAATTACGAGTGGAGTCGTCAAAAGCCTCCGACTGGGCCAGATTCGGTTATGGAGGGTCAAAACTTTTCGAAAGCTTGGTCCTCAAATACACCCCCCTCAGGGGTTGAGTGGAAATTCGTATCGATTCCTGAGTGGTATTGGGAAAAATCTTACTATCCTGGGCATCGAGTTTGGACTCTTTATGGTCGTACCGAATCAAAGCACATATTCCTTGCTATCAAGGAGAGAGGTGAGAGTGGGGGGACAATCCCGACTGACATGGGGCAGCGTACCAAGGTCATGGAGGATTGGCAAGTTTCTTGGGTTGATGCCCCCTTGTCTCAGAACGTTGCCAAGATTGCTACTAAATACATCAAGCTAATTGGGACTCAATGGGCTGACGGGGCAACCCCTAAACCCGCCAAGAAGTTTGTTGCTTGGCAATGGGACCGACCCACGGAAGAGGTCATTAAAAAAATTCCTCGCTCTGGAGGGGCGGCGCTAAAGGACATCCTTGTTGGATGTGGTCTTCTCAACGACGAGGACCCTTCGGTAGTCGGACGAAAGAGTGTGGTTGAGGTTTATACAAAGTATAGTCGTGAGAAGATTAGTCGTATGAAGGCGGAGAAAAAGAGAATGGATAATGCCGACTCATACGAATTTTTCGTTCGAGTGAACGGTAAGGACTGTCAATTGACAGATGCTACAGTGGAGAATCTCAAGAAATCTTTCATCCCCTATGTCATGAATTGGGAGATATCCGAAGGTCGTCCCTTTAATCTCAGCCGTCTTCGAGGGAGTCGGGGGGGTTTTAGCCTCAAGTTTGATGCCGCTACGGCAATCACTCATCTGACTGACTGCCTAACCTCTGAACCTTCATGGCTTCATCTTGCTTTGGAAAAGGCTGCTGAGGAGTACCTTCCTGAGTCGAAGACATCGAGTCTCTTGTCTGTTGCTTCCGAAATGACTTTAAGGCAAGCGGCTGAGGTTCTTGGAATGTCAATGTACGACTTATTTAGGACGATTCATGCCTGATCTTTTCGGTAAGTCCTGTGGTAAGCGAGCATGGGAAGCCTGCAAGGCGACCGTGTCCAGGCTATGGGGCTTCCTTTGTTGGGCAACTCCTGATGTCCTGAAGCTTATCTTCGCCTTGGTGGTAGTTCTCGGCGCCGTTTTATTGGTTTCGATGGGGTTCAAGGAGCTTCAGGTTGGGGGCCTTCTCAGCAAGCTTCTTGGGAGAAAATCGGATGGGAGAAAAACTATCGATATCTCCAATTCGGTGGATCCGAATAGAGTAGACAAGAACGGAAGGATTATCCCTATTGGGCAGCCGGACTCCAAGGGTGATACTCAGGCAGTAGTGGTGCCTATTCGAGAGCCCGGATTATTCTCTAACCCCAAAACTGTTGTTTTCACACCCCCTGGGGAAGATAAACCAACAGAAGTGATCCTTCCGGATGGGGTGACCAATAGGGATGTTGATCAGGTCATCGTAGTAACGCCTAGCGTGGTAGTGGTCACAGTTAAGGATAGCTCAGGTATTCCTACCCAAGAGATTGACACCCTTTTAAGAAAGTATGGTGAGAACTGAAACTCAATCGTTTAGATCAGTTCATTGCGTGTCGAGTCAAAGAGCGCTATGCGTCTACAATCACAGCGGCTCTTCCGAATGCAACTGTGGAATCCTTCCTCATGGCACTGGCAAGTAAAATCACCCAGTACGATAGGAAAGAGTATGAAAAGGAGTCTCGTCGGGGCGGAGGGGGTAATATTTACCGACTTGGTCTTCTTCTAGAGGCAAAGGAAAAAGTCGAGCACGAAGTAGCTGCGCACCTCAAAGATGATAGCCCAGAAGCTATGGATGCCTTGAAAAAGGCTATCGGCAAGAACTTTGAGGCTAACTTCCCACCGGCGAAGAACATTCTTGGTCAGATTGATAAGTGGCTGACAAAGAAGAAAAAACCCTCTTTGGTCTAAGTCAATGCGATTCTGGTTTCTTTTTGTCTTCTTTGGGCTCTTTCTGTCAAAAACAGTAAGTGCTCAGGAAGCCTGTACGACCGGGTCAACTTGTGTCCCTGCGGAAGACATGAGGGTCTTTCTACGCCTACTCCAAGACAAGCAGTGTCAACAGAGTACGAAGCCGAAGTTTCAGTTAGATCCAGTGACAATCGTGGTGGATCAAGAGGGGAGGGTCTATTATTCCGGGGCGGATCCACACCCCTATGCGCTGAAGATGTCGTGGTGCAATTATGAGGTTACCGCCGAAGGCAAGGTATCTCTCGTTGTTGCGGAAAAGGAGCCTTCCGTTTGGGGTCTTCGATTTCGCCCCAAGTTTGCTGGGAGTTTCTTGTTCGTCGATGCCTTGGAGAGTTCGGTGGCGGCTGAAGGATTGGAGTTTGGTATCCTATGGGACTTCATCTACTGGAAGCCTCTAAATCTCAACCTAGCCACAGGGTTTAGGTCAATTGGGTTTGGAGTTGGCCTTGATCTGACTCGCAATTTTGGATTCTATGGTGGTTATGGATTTTCATGGTGGATTTTTGCCCATAATCCTCAAGTAGGGTTCTACTTTGCTTTTTGGTGACGGGCTATACCAGATGACTGGTGTATCCTGTCACCATGCCAGAGGCCAAAAATCCCACTTCTGATCGATTTCAACAAATCTACGAACAGCTTAAAAGAGTACGAGAGAGTAAGACGGTTTCGTTGAACCCTACTAAGATGTTCCGAGATAACATCCTAGGGTTTGACGGAACCCTTCAACCGTTTAAGCTACGGTACTACCAAGCTCAGGGCATTTACCATCTCCTGGTAGTGAATCGTATGGTTCTTGGGGATGGGACGGGACTAGGTAAGACAATACAATCCATTGGAGCACTTTGTTACCTTTGGGAGAGAGACTCGGAACTCAAGGCGATGGTGGTTTGCCCGAAGTCGGCGATGGGTCAGTGGGCTTCTGAAATCGACAAATTCACGATAGGGATCAAATGGTTCATTGCCTCCGGGTCTCCTCAGCAAAGAATGGCGGCGTACTCACGATGGGAAAAGCAAACGGGCCCAAGTGTTCTAATCGTCAATTACCATGGAATGGTGCGAGACTGGGATTATGGAATTAAAAAAGAGGCACCTGCCCCTGGCGCTAAACCTGGTACCCAGCCGGTCACGGGACGTGGATTTCTTGACGGGTTGACGTTGAAGTTTGCTAGTCTTGCTGTGATTTTTGACGAAGCCAGTGCCTTCAAGAATCCGAGTACCAAGACCCATCAAACATGTAAGTTTCTCTCCCAACGATCCAAGAGGGTTTGGGGGCTTACCGCTACATTGCTGAAGAACAACCTCATGGAAGGTTTTGGGATCTACAAGGTAATCCGACCCGAGACTTTCTCAACCAAGACTGCCTTCTTAGACACCTACTGTATCACAGAGCTTCAGAGGGTGAAAGGGGGCGGCAAAATCCCGATTGTGGTGGGGTACCGTAACCTTGATCATTTTCGTAGGACAATCGATCCATTTTTTTATGGGCGCCCCAAGCACTTGGTGTCCACAGAGCTTCCGGCTCTAACTACTAGAGAGGTCACCTGTGAGCTTACTCCAGCCGAGGATCGGAAGTATGCTGAGGCTCTTGCGGGGCTCCTGGAAATGGGGGACGGGGAGCTGAAAAATTATGAGGAGACTCGGCAGATGACTGGGTTAATTTATGCGCAAGAAGTCTGTGATTCGATGGGTCTTCTCAAGTTCAAGGAAGGTGACGAAATCGGGGATCATGCCTTCGAGGGCCGTAGTTCGAAGGAGTCGGCTTTGGTTGAACTCCTCACAGAGGAGTTCGACGATGAGAAAGTAATTGTTTACACTCGGTTCGAAAAGCTAGTCGTTCGTTTGCAAAAAATCCTCGCAAAAGAGGGAATAAAGAGTGTTGCCATCACTGGCAAGATCAACAAGGCTGCCGACCGAAAGAAAGCCCAGGATCAGTTCCAGGACCTCGGCTCGAAGGTATCGGTCATCTTTATCACCGATGCGGGAAGCGAGGCAATCAATCTTCAGGCTGCCTCGGCCATGATTTTCTTTGATACCCCTTGGAGCTGGGGAAATTACATACAACTTTTGGGGAGAATGATCCGTATCGGTAGTCCACATCAAAATGTGTTGGCTGTTCACTTAATTGCCAAGCGCCCCGGAGAGAAGGGCAAAAAGGGTGAGACTATCGACCACAAGGTTATTCAGAAACTTCGCAAGAAAAAGGGGTTAATCGATCAGATCATCGGCGAGGCAGCGGTTGGAGCCTTGAAATTTGACCGTGGCGAGAGTGACATCAAGGATTTGCTGCATTCTTTGCGTGAAGACGCGAAGGGTTGATTTCGGTGTAGCGGGTTAAGCCCATGCTGAACGAGCCTGTTACAACAATAGGGGATCCGAGTTGTCCCTACTGTCAAGGTATCGGTTTTATCCGAAAGGACGACGACACGAAGCAATGCGTTTGTGTTTTCGTGAAGACCTTGCGGAAGAGGTTAGGGGAAGATATCGCCCTATGCAGGCCATACCTGCATTCCTCTCCGTTATTCGTGCCGCCGAAGCATGGGGGTGAGGAACCCGAAGTGGATCGGTCTGGGGATAACCTCTTTATTAAGTGCAGCTGGGAAGATTTTCGCCCTCATTTCAGACTGATTGCTCAGTTTCTTTTGGAGCGGCATAGTTTTCAATGGCACTTTCGGTTTGTTACTGACGAACAAATCAAGACTGTTTTTGTCGGCTCGGAGGCGTATGCGGCTAAGCCAAAGAAAAAACGAGATGAAGTTATCTCATTCAACTCTCTCGGGGATCTCATTGGCGAATCTTGGGACTTGGTGATTATCAGGTTGGGCATCATTTCCTATAAAAACGTGGCAATGCCCGGGGCGCTAAAGGAATCTTTGAGAATACGTGAAGTATTGAATAAGCCAACTTGGATTCTGGATGACCCTGGGAAGCCATTTGAGATAGGGCATGAGGCATACTCTGCTGAGTTAGCGGAGTACATCAAGATCTGGTTTGACGAAGTAGATTTGCCGAGGGGCGAGAGTAATACCAAGAGGCAAGGTGCAGGTGGGACAAGTCTTTATCTTCAGCCTGATGACCATGGTCTGGCTTTGGATGATGATCATAAGTCAGCATCAAAGCCCGAACCGAAGTCAAATCCAAGGCCTTCTGCTAAATTGAGTCAGCCTTACGCAATGGAGAACGACCCGGTCATATGCAGAGAGGGTACTAAGAAGTACAAGAAGAGTCGATTCAAGGGGAGTGAGTGACATGAAGGGTCTTCTTCGGAGTGTCATTGACATCAATGGGGGGATTAGTCAAGAGAATCTGATCTTCAACTTCCAGAAGCTTTTGGCATCGAAGATTGAATGGACTCAGCCAGCGGATAATCGGATCTTTACCTTTGCGAAAACCTACTTTCATCAACGGCTTGAGCTTCCTTCTCGCCAGACGGTGATGGATTACTTCGAGGCTCGTAAGGACTACGAAGCAATTGAGAGGCTGAAAGACTTCGATGGGGTTCCCGCGTACATTCGATCAAACTACGCTTACCTGATCTCGAACACGGTTGAAGAACAGAATCGCTATAAGGCTATTGCCCTTCTGAAAGAGGCCCAGGAAATAATCACTAAGGGCCTAGTCATCGATGAGGAGAAGAAACAAGGTCTCCGCGATGGGATTCTTCACTTCAACCGATCAGCTCATAGCCTTCTTGTGCAAGACCATAACTCACGAATTCAAGGGAACATTCGTGAAGATGGGCAAGAAGTGTGGGATGAGTATGTTGAGGCAAAGACGAATAAGGCATTAGCCTGGGGCAAGTTCTGTGGGCTAAATAACATAGATAAGGTGGTTCGTGGCATAAAAAGGGGTGAGCTCTGGGTGCATGCAGCATTCGTAGGTGAGCTCAAAACAACCTTTGCCTTAAACTGGAGCTATAACCTAATCACAAGGTATCGCTCGAATGTCTTCTACGTGACTCTGGAGATGCCTTACGAGCAAGTGCGGAAAAAGATCTATGTCATGCATTCGGAGAACCCGAAGTTCATGGCTATGGGCTATAAGCCTCTTGACTACGACAAAGTTTGTGCAGGCACTCTGACTCCTGAAGAAGAGGCATTTTATCAGGTAGTGATCAAGGACTTTTGCACTGACGAAGACTATGGGTCTTTTGAGGTATGGGGTCCGGATGAAGACATCACCTCTGATGACATCAAGATGCAGGCAGAGCTTCGGCATCAGCAAGAGGAGGTGCACCTCTTGGTTATTGACCACGGAGGCCTTGTCGAACCTAGGCGTCGTAAGAGGAGTAAGGATTACGTCATTGAGCTAAACTCAGTTCTTAGAGACGCAAAAAAGCTCGCTCTTCACTTCAATCATGGGGAAAAGATTCCAGTCTTGGTCCTGTTTCAGATAAATCGTGATGGAAAAGACTATGCAGATAAGAACGAAGGGAGGTATAAACTTCGTGCTCTTTCTTACTCAAATGAGTGCGAGAGGTCAGCCGACGTTGTTACAACTAGCTACCTGAACGATGACCATCGAAAGGCGGGAACGACTTTGTTCGACTGCCTAAAGCGTCGTGATGGGCCTCATTTTCCTCCATTTTTGGCACAAGTGCACTGGCCTACCCAGCGTATTCTGAATCATGAAACGTTCCATGGGGCTAACGATAAAGGCCTTTCTATGGACGATAGCCGAGTAATCGAGAACATGATGTTTCAAATCCAGGTGTAACTATGCGAGAGTCCGTTCGTACGGCTATGAAGGAAGGCCAGCAGAATTCTGCCTTTCTTTTGTGGCTCAATCAACGGAAAGAGACGCTTAAGTCTAAGATCTCAGCGCATGACGTTCTTCGTTACTTCGGAACTGACCTGAAGTCCTCTGGGGATCATGAAGAGCAAATCTGCTGTCCTTTTCATGGCGATAAGACCCCTTCTGCACGAATTTATCCTTCCATAGGAAATAGTCCTTCGGGGGTTTATTGCTGGGTGTGCCGCAAGCGGTGGGACATCTTCGGACTCTGGAAGGAGTTCCAAGGGGACCCAGATCTGAAGTTCACAGCTGTTCTTTTTGGCCTAGAAAAAGCTTTCAATATCGCAACTCCGGAAGCCCCCGATATGACCCGGGGCACTATCCAGACGGGGCCTACGGAGGAGGAACAAGAGGTCCTCGATAAGTTGCAGGTCTGTGAGAAAAGACTAAGGGCTAATAAGGCGTACTTTCAGTTGAGGGGATTCTTGATCGTGGGCCATCTTCTCGATAACCTTCATTATCAAGTAAAAAACAAGCTTATTGATATTGAATTGGCTGCTAAGAATGCGCAATTGATCTTGGATAAGATCGGAGAGAAGGCTCGAGGTGGCTAGGGGACTGACATTAAAAACGATGGAACTTGGAGACTTAGACCTGTACCTCATTTATCAGTATGGGGAAGTTTGGGAAGAAGAGTGGAGACCGCTGCAACGAGAGCATATTACTACCTTACTCACGGTAGTTTCTCAGGACTTGATGGATCACGCTCTTCGAGGCTGGACTAGTCCACTTGTTAAGGTACTAGGGATACCCCCAGAAGGCGCTATACGCAAGCTAACCAACCCTCTTTGTTATCGTCTTCTGGTGTGCCCATTTTACGATAAAAAGTCTTGTGCTCCAACAAGCCCGAAGATGCCTTGGTGCTTCGAGCCTGCATTCATTGAGGAGGCAGAGCCCCGACAACTTGCGGCTGAGCTCGTCCGATTATGGAGACAAGGGGTGTATGTTTTAGTGGTGACTCATGCCAATGAATAAATTTTTTTCGGTTGGTGAAGTCCTTGGAATTTCCGAGTGGCTTCGTGGCAACGAAATTGTGCCTTTGGGCCTGTCTCTTGTGCTTGAGAAAGTTTCCGTCACAGAACAGGTACCTCCTCCTATAGTCGAAGAAGATGATGGGTTGGCAGAACTTTTGAACCAAGTGGGGAGTTTCACGTCGGAGGACTCTAGTCAGTTAGAACTAGAGGACGGCATGACGGAGGACCTTCCGCTCCCTCCTATTTCTGAACCCCCTCCGAGTCTAAGTACTGTCAGCGAGGAGGACGAAGAGCAACCTGGTACCCCAGAGGGCATTCTGGCAGCAAGCGGCGTTCGACAAGAGGCCGATGCGGCCGATATTGTTCGAGCGTGGATGCACTACCACGAATTTGTGATTGTTACCAGTGTGGAGCAACTAGAGGATATCGTGGATAAGGCACTCTTGTCGGGCCGGTGTGCCTTGGACTTGGAAACCGAAGGGCTGGATAACCGAATTTATATGTGCAATCCAGAAGAGCTGGATTACCCTTTTGAGGTATATTGGGAAGGACCTTCTCCGGCTTTGATCCCTCAAACCAAACACAAGATTGTTGGCTATTGTCTCTCGTATGACGGCCATACTGGTTACTATGTCCCGGTTCGGCATCGCAAGGAAACAAAGGACAATGTTGATGTAGTAGGGGCAGGTAAGGCAATCAAGCGGTTGTGTTTGGCTGCTCAGCCGGTTTTAACCCCGGAATCATTCAAGGTAGATCCCTTGGGGGGACCTTGTTTCGCTACCCCACCTCGAGTAAAGATTTACTTCCATCACGCGAAGTTCGATCAGGAATTCCTATACCCAGTTACGGGCATAGACTACTGGCATCCGGAGTCATTTGAGGATTCTTTGCTCTTGTATTACTGTCACTATACTGGAGATAAGGACCTTGGATTGAAGGCCAAAAGTGAGTCTAACTTGGTCGTACTAGATAAAGAGGGTAAGCCGATTTTGGGATATATCCTCAAAGATCCAAGTAATCCTTCACATGAGATCGTAAAGGAGGACCCGAAGGGTTCTCCTATCCCCTATAAGATGATTGAGTTGGAAGATCTGTTTCTTAAGGGACGGGAAATTGACTTTGCTAGTCTGTACCCTGAGGAAGCTAGACGTTATGCTTGCTCGGATGCCATTTGTACCTACCTGCATTGTGAAAGTCCCTTACTAAAGACGCTTGCTCAGGACAGGAAGTATTCCAATACCTACCGTTTGGAAAAGCAAGTGGCACAGGTTCTTCGGTGGATGGAACGAAATCGAATTAAGATTGATCAGGAGTATGTGCGGTCCCTGTTCACTGAAGCTCGTAATGAAGCTACTGAATATCGGAACCAGATTGTGTCCCTCGCCGCTAGCTTAGGATGGCCTGATTTCGATCCGAACTCGACGCAGCAGCTTTCGGAGTTCCTCTTTGGGAATCCGGCTTTTCTAAACATCGAACCTAAGCCTGAGAAGAACGAGAAGAGTAATCAATACAAGACTGACGCGGATACACTGGAGAAGTTGGTTGAAGAGCATCCCAACATCAATCCAATTCTTTTGGTAATCGTCAAGTATCGTCAGGTCGAAAAGGTCATTGGTACTTATCTTGAGGGGATGCTGAACAACTGCGATCATAACCACGAACTCCGGTACCAGTTCAAGCAAACGGGGGCACCAACGGGCAGATTTACGGCCCCTGCTGGAAAACCAAAGCATGGGTACGGGGGGATTCCAATTCATGGGATCCCGGCGACGTATGATGCAAAAAAGCCTAAGGTAGCTACGGCCCTTCGAAGGGCATTCGTTGCTCGTGAGGGGTACACAATGGTGAAGATTGACTTTGCGGGAGAGGAGCTCCGCATCGTCACCAACCTTTCCCGGGAACCCGTCTGGATCAAGGAATTCAACGAAGGCACTGGTGACTTGCACACGATTACAGCGAAGGCATTTTTTGGTCCTGAGATCACCAAACAACAGAGACAGATGGGAAAGTGCGTTCACCCGGATACAATCGTATTTTCTGGTGGTCAGTATAAAACCCTACAGAGCTTAGGCTCTTTCCCTAGTGAGGAGGGTTTCGTTGAGCATGCTTGCACGCTATATGACGGGGAGGCAGAGCAGCCGACGACTCACCTTTATTACGGTGGCGTCAAGACCCTATGTCATGTCATCGTTACCGATGGAATTCTCACGTGTACTGAAGATCATCGTCTTTTGACACAATCTGGAGAATGGGTCAAAGTCAAGGACCTTACACCTAGAACCATGCTTGCTCCTAGCTCAGTCCCACCGATTACGAAGTCCACAGAAGACACGAAATTAGTTCGGTGGTCTTATCTGATTGGTAGTACTGGGGATAGGGTCCCTGAGCAGGTGTTCGAGTTTAGGGAAACCGCGCTGAATTTTATAGCTGGATTATTTGACATCCATGGGAAGAGGCTGAAAAAAAATCTTACTTGGTCAACGAAGAATCTTGTATTTGCTGGGCAGGTTGCAACCCTTTTGAAGGGAAGAGGGTTGCCGTTCACTGTTAGTCACTTGAACCTGAAGAGGAATGTAGATTACATTAGAATCACCTTAAGTGTTGTGGCTAGTGCGGAACTGAAAGGTTTTACACGGAGGTTAAGTTTGGTCAGGCTCAAGGTTAGAAGAAAGGAGGTAAGAAATATAGGAGGTAGGGTACTCAAGATTGTCTCAACCAGTGAAGCCCATCCCTGTATGGATGTTACGATGGGTACTGAAGTTCATCAATATCAGGCTAATGGATTCATTTCTCATAACTCTGCTAATTTCTCTCTTGTTTACGGGGGCGGCTCTAGGGCTATCATGCGGGCGACCAAGTGTAGTGAGCAAGAGGCGGCCAGGCGGAAGCAAAACTTTGACAAGAGCCTTCCAAGGTTTGCAGAGTGGGTCAAGACTCAGAAACAGAGAGTCAAGAAGGATCTTGGGGTCGCTACTGCTTTTGGACGTTGGATGTCGATTCCCAACGCCAACAGTCCCGACAAGGCCATTGCTGGTGCTTGTGAGCGCTACAGTCTCAATTATCCGATCCAAGGTTGCCTTCAGTCTTCGAGTCGCGTATTGACTTCTTCGGGATACCGTCGAATAAGTGACCTTCTAGGCTTAGGTAGCTTCACTGTTTGGACCGGGGACAAATGGGCTACGGCAACTGCTCACCCTATGGGGGAATGCCAACTAGCTGAGATCACCCTTAGTGATGGTACTATTGTTCGATGTGATACCAGACATAAGCAACTCATTGTTAGAGAAGATGGTTACTTTTGGGTAGACTTTGCTGACTTGAAGCCAGGAATGAAGTCGGCTACCTCAATGGTAGTGCCATTAGAGTTCGAACCCATCGCGTTGCCTGTAGTAGATTTTATAGACTTCAAGCTAACTCCAGATCTGGAGAACTCCTTTTGGTACTGGATTGGATACTACCTTGGGAATGGTTCTTTTAAGGATGGGGCACTTTGGTATGAATTCAACTTTAGGTCCAACAAGGCTCAAGTAAGTGAGTGCATTTCTTTCTGGACCGCTTGTGGAGCCAAGGTTGATCAATGCGCGACGAAAACGTATCATGGTCTATCAGTCCCACTTCGATTGGCTGTTATTGTTAGGTCAGAAGGGTTAGCCAAGTTTCTCTATTCTCTTGGGTTACAGGACGAAACTTCAAATACGATAAAGCGAGTTTTTGATAGAGCGTTTCGGGAAACTCTGGATCATCGAAAGAAGTGTATTCAGGGCATTTGGGACGGCAATAAGTACAAGGTCGAGGAGCGTGTTTTCAATACAAGAGTTTATTCTGCTTACTCCTACCAACGTCCAATCTTAGAGGACTTCAAGCTTCTTCTCAGGACGGTTGGAGTAGAGTCAAAATTGAGGGTCCATAATCACTATGGTACTCTAGTATACTTCTTGGATGCTGTAGTCTGGATGTTCTCTAGTCGTATTCTGTCCAAACCTGAGGGAGTTAGGCGCTCTGAGATGGGCTCGCCTAGATTTTTAGCGAAAGACTTAGTTCGACGAGGGCCGTGGAGGCCTTCGGCATTCAGAGACTGTTCGAACTACCATCGGTTCTGTGAATTAGCGCGTGGTGAACAAACCTCATTGTATATTTTGCAGGATCTTTGTAATCAGCTCGGAGTAACCCTAAGTTACCCTATTTATGCTTATAAGGAGATCAAGTCTATCGAGATTCTTCCTGAAAAAGAAGTGACTTATACGCTTTCTGTAGATGATCCGTTGCACCGGTTCGACGCTGATGGAGTGATTACAAAGAACTCTGGTGCTGATGTAATGAAGATCGCGATGGTTTTACTTTACAAGGAGTTCTATCGACGCGGTTGGATGCAGGATGCGACCGCCCGGTTCATGCTTACCGTTCATGACGAGATTGTGTTCGAGGTTAAGCATGAGGCACTCATGCAGGTTATGCCGGTTCTCGAGCATGCTATGACTGAGCCTGGAAGGATGGCTAGGCCGAAGTGGGATGTGCAACTCGAAGTTGAACCCCTAATAGACTTACATTGGGACCCTAAGTATGATTATCACAAGGTCATGCATGGTTACATTCCCGAAAAAGGCAAGAACCCTGGAAAAGATGATATTCAGGTCGGTGACCGATGGTACCAACCGATCCCAGAGTGGCTTAGGGGTCACCTCATCCCAGACTACCTGAATAAAGGGCAGCAGCCCCAGAGTCAGAAGTCTAGTTTACCGGAGGCCTCTCATACGACTCCGGTAACCACTCAGGAGCCCCATCATTTGACTTTGGAGATACCGCCTCCTCCTCCTTCACAACCAAGAGTAACTCTCGAGACAAGGTTGACGCAACTCCCTCCAAAAGCCCCTGCCGAGGAGGTGTTTATGTATGGATTGAATGTACTCACCGCAAATACTGTCTTACAGGTGTACGGAATATGCATACAATGCTTTGACCCTGCTGGTATGGTGCTCAGGTTGTTTCACCAAAATGACAACGAAATTTTGATTGACGAGTCGTTGGGGGTAAGGGTCGATCCGAAAGCTTTTTCTATACTCATGCGGGACAAAAATTTATGAGTCGTCACGACTACTTGCGCGAATGTAACAACCAGGGGGTTCCGCTAGAGGACTTTAGGCTGACTTTTTGTGATCGATGCCTACAGCCGGAATGCACTCGTAGCACTTACGGGACCTCGAAGTTTGACCAACGGACGCAGACCTGGGTTCAAAGGCTCTTTACCGAGGTCCCAAGAATGGACCCGAAAGACCCTAGGTTCGATCTGATAGCATCTCAGGGTTTCTCCCCAATGGACCCTGAGATTCCTTCCCAGGGATCGGAGTGGGTGGATCCTCGGGATGCGCCGAAAGCAAAAATCATCTCGGTACCCTCCGCATTTATAGAACCGCACGAAAACCAAGAGATTCCAACGCCCGAGGCCCTTGTGGAACTGAAGGCACCTCGGGCGCGGCCCAGGACTTCGTCAGCTCTTCCTCGAGAAGTTCTCACTATGAATACCAAGAACAATGGTGAAATGTATCTTCCGGGGGCGACAAGGTTGATGGGAAAACCGAAAAAAGACCCGTGGGCGGCTACTGAACCTCAGGGTACAAGCGAAGTGGTCGTACAAAAAGGGGCGACGGTTCGACTTGGTTCTGGTTCTGGTGTAAAGTAGAGGGCGACCTGGGAAAATCTAAGGGAGATTAAAATGGCAGTAGAGTACAAAATTATCATTCGGCCGAATGGTGAGATGATATCAGAGGGACTTCACAGTGACGGAGATTGTGAGAAAATGGTTACGCATGCGAGGGCATTGGGGACTGTGTTATCGGACGAACGGATCGACGATGATACACAACCAGTGCATGAAACGGTCAATTCCTGACTCGGTGTAGTAATCAAGGGAAGAGGGTATTATGTCACATCGAATCAGAATTAGCAGCGAGATCAAAGATAAGGAACTTGTCAAGAGTGTACTCAAGAATCTTGGAGTCACTTATACAGAGCAAGGAAATCACATCTACTTGACTTCGGGGATTTACAAGGGAACTAGCATCGACACCCAGACGGGTACCGTGACCTCTGAGGACACTGATCGTATCAGTGTCTCGACTGTCGAACTGGACTCGGAATTAGGCCTCTTGCGACAGCATTATGCAGAAGCTCTCCAACGAAATCGATGTGCACTTGAGGGGCATGAAATTCAGAATCGCACGGTTGAGACTATTAACAACGAACAGTGTGTAGTTCTCTACTGCCGAATGCCCTAGTCTACGCAGTTTCTGTAATCAGGGGCCCGCCTTTCTTTGCAGAAAGGCGGGTTTTCTGCTTTCTAGTGTCTATAATTTGGTGTATACTCTTGGGAATGGAGACTTGCTAGATCATGTTGACCCCTGAAATGATTCACCATCTTCGGGCCCTTACTCGCCTAGTTTTCGTCGTGACCGACGAGGAGGACCGATTCATCGTTGATTTTCACAACCAGATGAAAAAGCATGAGGAGCGCACGTGGGTTTTTAATTTTGCGCTTGGGTTGAAAAACATTGGTGATCTAGTAAAGGATTGGCGTAGTTTGGCGCATGCTGTGGAACAAAGAGTGTTAGGGATCAACGAGGCGTTGATTCGCGTGTATCAGGACAACCCAAAAGATAAGGAACACTTTTACCTATTCACTGACCCGGAACGGATCTTCAAGGACGAGCATGCGGTTCGGCGAGTGCTGAATGTTATTCATCAACTGCATCAAGAACTTCAGGTAGTAAAGTGTCTGATCTTCGTGGGTCCTAGGAGAGTTATACCTGAGAAGCTATCTCGGTATTTTGAGGTCGTCCAATGTTCTGGGTTGTCGAAGGACGAGACCTTAGAACTTGTGAGGACCTTTTGTGACCAACTTCAGACCAAGGTGCCGGAAAATTCTGAAGTCCTTTTCCGTGGGATGACAAGCTATGAGATAGAGCAGGTCATCAGCCAGTCTGTCATAAAAACCAAAAAAGACCCTATTTCACCCAGGAGGGTGGACCCAGTTTTTATCTCGGAGTATAAGCGTAACCAGATTCGGAAGACTGATTTGGTCCAGATGATCGAAACGGAAGGCACTACTTTTGGTTCTATCGGAGGTGCGGACCGCTTCAAGGATTGGGCAAGGGAGACTCAGTCATGTTGGACTGAGGAGGGCCAGAAATTCGGCCTAAGACCCCCAAAGGGCGTTCTCCTTGTTGGAGTTTATGGGTGCGGCAAGTCGTTGTCTGCAAAGGCTCTTGCGGCCGAATGGAAACTCCCCCTCGTTCAATTTGAAATGGGAAAGCTCCGTTCTTCTGGCGTGGGAGACTCGGAAGCCAATCTTTACCGAGCGCTTCGAATTGTTGAGTCAGTATCTCCTTGCGTGGTTTGGATAGATGAGGCTGAGAAAAGCCTATCCGGGGGGCAATCCTCAGCTCAGTCCGACGCAGGTACCACGTCTAGACTCCTTGGAATCCTCTCAACGTGGGCTCAGGAGTCCAAGTCCCCAACTTGTCTCGTAATGACGGCCAACTCGTTGAAAACTCTTCCGGCTGAAATGGTTAACCGGATGCCAGAACGATTTTTCTTTGATATCCCAGATGAAGAAGCTCGTATTGACATACTCAAAATTCAAGCTAAAGCCGTGGGTCAAGATGTTTCCCATTTCAATCTCGCGGACCTTGCGGAAAAGGCCCGGCTCTTAGTTGGTCGAGAGATTGAACAAGCCGTCGCGTCAGCGATGACCCGGAGTTTTAACGCGAAGAAACTTTCGCTAGACGAATCTATTTTGGGTACGGAGTTGACTCGGAAACCACGGATAATCAAGACAATGGCTGATGAAATTCGAGAAATCGTTGCTTGGGTTGGGTATGATCCAGAGGTGGACGATGGGATTCGTGCTCGGTTGGCCTCCAAGAACCGGTCCGAATCATTCCAAATGATTTCTGGTGAGTCTGTCTAAGTTACTTTTCGAAGGGTCTGGATATGGGATCACGAAATTGGCAGATAATTCGGGACCTTGAGACCGCTAGGAGAGCTGGAAGAAATGAGCAAGTAGCTCACTTGTCGGAGTTGGTTGAGCAGTCCCAGCAACAGTGTGAGCACCCGGATGAGCAAAAAAAAGTGGTCGCTGTTAATCAGACTGTCGAGACTAAGAACAGAGGGTTAATTCGTAAGGGTGATACTATTGTTTACTGCCTAGCCTGTAGTCGAATTCTCCGGCACTTTCCAAAAAAAGGTTGACTTATGCCGTCGGATCTTGTCAGAGCCCAATCAAACGCTCTCGTTCGTAAGGTCAATGTCGAAGTTCTCTCTCAGGCTGATCCTAACCCATCGATACTTCGATTGGCTCGTCTGGTCGTGCAGCGATCCCCAGAGGTGCGTGCTGTCTTCATGCAAGTTCCTGTAGATCGGGATCGTCTGACGTCAGTATTGAGGCAGCACTTCCCCTTTGACGAGGGAATTACGGAAATAGCACAGTATCTTGCCGACGAATATGAGCAGATCGGTGATGGGATTCTTCTCATCTCTACTCAGACCGGTAAGGCTATCGCCAAGCTTTCGGAGGAGGATTTCTACCTACCAGCCCCAGTGCCAAGGGAAAGTGGAAGTATGGTCCAACTAGGACCAAAGATTCGTCCTGAGATTGAAGGTTTCGTCATTCAATGGCAACACGAGACACATCGGGAGTGCCTTGTTCGAGATCGTATGCTTTCTCGAATCCCGCAAACTGAATTACTCCGAGAAGATGGAGATAGGCGTATCTTAGCGCTTTCTCGTGCAGGTAGAAGGAACCTTGTTGCCGGTATACAGGGGTTATTACCAACTCTGTTTCAAGAGGCTACGGGAATCGCTGGAGACTTCTTGTCTTTTTTTGCGATGGGTAAACCCCCTGAGGAATCCGGACTTACTGCCCTTCAGGTGGGGGCCAAGAGTAGGGTCAGAAATTCGATTCAGGATCAGCTCACACTGAACCTGAAGTATGATCTCTTGACCGCAACCTTGGCCTCTGTTGTGACAGGGTGGATTCGGGATATAGCGGGGCAGCTTCTCGGAAACATTCCAAGTGCAAGCCTCCAGTCTCTTCCCTTGAAAACGGTGGTTAGTGATCGGAGTGGAGGCCTTTGGGTCGCGGAGCCAAATTCTGCAATCGAGCTCCAGCATTGTGGGTGTCGTGTCTTGCCTACACAAGGGCCAAGGCAGATTGCCCTCTATTTGCGAGGTCCAGCAGGGTTTTTGGAGCTTCAGCGTAAGGAACCGGCGTTTGGGAGTCGAGAAGTTCACGATCGATGGTTTTTTGAAGCTATGACCGACGCGGTACTATGGGTGGACTTTAGTAGAATTGAGGTTTTTTCGGTTCAGGGGATTGATGAGTCAGGACTAAGTGTGGAGGTTATCTAAGCCTTTGATTGCGTGCTTAGGGTATGGCTCCTACGATTACCGCAGTCAATAGTTTGGCAGGAATCGACACTCTGGTATCCGATTCGCCCTTTTCTGTGTCTGGGTCATTCACTTCTGTATCCAGTGTATTTGTCTTCTCGGAACAGTTGACCCTTTCTGTTGTAGGGTACTCCGCGAATGCTAGCTCAATTACTGGAAATATCCCAAGCTTTTACGTCGAATCGTCTGGGACCTTAGCACAGCTCGTGGTCATAGACTCTGGACTCTCTGTTAGTTACGCTTTACGCTTATTCAAACATGACAGTGATGAGGCAGTTCATGGCTTTGGAGCAGGAGTCAAAGTTCTAGTCCAAGGTGCAACGGCCCCGTCTTTGTATTCAGAGGCATATGGATCGTTGGGTAGTATAATTTCACCTAATGATCCAACAGTGGGGCAACACCAGGTGTCATTTTTAGAACGTGTCCCTAGGCCGTATGAGGAAGGATATTCTTGGCTAGGTACCATGTGGGACACTTACTCTGAAACTAACCTAGTACTTATTGCGTCGCCTGTCAGACAGATGCTACAGCAGCAACAGCTTTGGGATATCCCAATTTCACCGCCGGTCTACTGATGCCCTATTATTCTTTCAAGGTTCGGTCCTCTGAAGAGGTACTTATCCCGTCGTGTTTTGTGGTACTGGGTGCGGGCATTGATGTGTTTAATGCTACGGTACCCAACCTTGAAGAGTTCTTGGGATTTTTAAGGACCGAAAATGTTGAGATTTTGGAGGTACATCAGTTGGATGGCTTGGAGGCCATAACTCCAGACCCGGAGATTACCTCGGCGCTATTGGGAGGATCCTCTCCCGAGCTCATGTCTCTTGGTTATACCTCTTTCATGGAGCAGGCACATGGACTGGCGCAACCCCAAGAAGAAACCCTCGTGGGAGCAGAAGAGAGAGGACCTAGTCCGCACCTTCTTCCTTGAGCCAAAGGCGGTTTTGGTCGGTCCCGTTGCTCTCCACCTGCATTGTTCTTTGGTTGAGGCTGAAAACGCCTTAGAGCGACTTGTGGATGAGGGCGTTATTAGGCGAATGACCTCAGGTGAATTGAAGGAAAAGGGGTATCTTCAAGGTTATACAAAAAAGACTGTGTAGGACCGTTTAGGATCAGCTCGGTGTACTATAGGGCATGCTAAAGCCCTATTTTTTGGTGGATGTTGACGAAGTTTTGTATGACCTACATGATCCAGTCTTAGCCTTAATGGCGAAAGTGACTGGGCGTCGGCATCAAATCGAAGAAATCAAGGTTTGGGATCTCTTTTCTGTTCTCGGTGAGGAGGAGAGGACTCAAGTCTTTGAGTACATGAATGCGCCTGGATTCTGCTCCGCTCTTCGACCGTTCCCCGAAGCAGTAGTAGCTCTTGATCAAATCAGAAGGCACGCTGAAGTAATTGCGGTCACCAATCCGTACCCTAGTCCTTCATGGGTATATGAAAGAAGCAATAGTCTGAAAAGGGACTTTGGTTTTTCTCGAGGACAGATCATCTACACATCGGCTAAGTACCTAGTCCGAGGTGATTACTTCTTAGACGATAACCCGAATTATGTCTCTTCCTGGGCTGCGGAGAACCCAGATAAGTGTTCGATGCTCTGGCACACCCCTAATACCAGAACCCTTGGGCTCGACCATCTTAGGGTCTTTTCTTGGGATCAAGTTCTGGAGAGGGTCTCCTAATGTCAATTGATAACTTTCCGGGGGTATTCTCCGTAAATCAAACCGAGATTCCCACCCGTTTTAATCGAGAGGGCCCTGTATGATACAGTATCTTGAATTGGTAAGGCACGTACTTGAGACGGGAACGCGAAAAGAGAATAGGACTGGGGTTGATACCCTCTCCACTTTTGGCTATTATTACGAGCACGACCTAAGAGAGGGTTTCCCACTCCTCACCACGAAGGCTATTTCGTGGAAAAACATTGTTATTGAAACCCTGTGGTTTTTGTCGGGGCAAACAGATATTTCCATTCTCAGGCGGCATAATTGTAGATTTTGGGACCCCTGGGCGGATGAAAACGGAAAAGTCCCAAGCGCTTACGGAAACTTCTGGAGGCACTTCCCGATCCATGCAGATACGAATCTAGCACATCTTAGAGATGAATTGACTGGGGTGTACGGAGGTGACGAGAAGTTAATTCCGGTGAAGCTAGGCGTGTTTAATGACCAGATTCGTTGGGTTTTGGAGGAGCTTCGTCAAAACCCTATGAGCCGACGACTGGTAGTCTCTGCTTGGGCGCCTGGGAATGCACAGAACTCGAAGCTCCCGCCCTGTCACTGTATGTTCGTCTTCAACGTTCAGGTGGAAGAGTCTGACTACGGAAAGGATCCCTGGGAGGCAGTGGCTTCCTGCCATTGCGGAACGGAGCGCCTCGGGGTGGTCTGGGCTAAATCTGAGACTGAAGCCTATGAGAAGGCTCTAATGAAATACGGACCCCAGCCAGAGGAGATGCCTGATGGGTCAACCGTCGAAGCCTTGGAGGTTAGGAGACCCATTAAGTACTTGGAGGAGGAATTCCGCAAGATTCGTGGGGATATGCCCAAAAAAGCCGTCAAAAAGCTCTGTCTCCACTTGACTCAAAGGAGTGCGGACGTCGCCCTTGGGGTACCCTATAACCTAGCCGGGTACTCCTTTTTACTCCACCTCTTTGCTCACATGAGTGGGATCGAAGTTGGGCTATTCGGACACACTCTTATTGATGCGCACATTTACACAGCCAAACCCGATGGGACTAAGAATGAGTTTGATCATGTCCCTGGTCTTCGGCAACAGGTCCAACGGGAGACCCGAAAGCTCCCCGAGCTAATCATTGATCCAGCCATCAAAGACCTAAAGGATATAGAGGCTTTGATGGACCCCAAAGTTACGACCGATGAAGTTATGAGCCACTTTATTCTTCAGGGTTATGATCCGCACCCAAACATTCCGTTCAAAGTGGCGGTATAACTTCCTAAGGAGCCTATTAGATGCTGAGTAATTCTTCACCTAAACTGATTGTTGCTGTCAATCCTGAGGGTGTGATAGCGGTAAGTGGTCAAATCCCATGGCGTAAGTCTGAGGACATGAAACGATTCAAAAAGACAACGATGGGCGGTACCCTAATCATGGGGAGAAAGACATGGGAGTCGATGGGGAGAAGATTTCTCCCTGGAAGGAGAACCGTAGTTCTTAGCCGGACCACACAACCTGACGTGAAGACTGCCAACTCGTTGGAGCAGGCTATTGAGATAGCAAACGACAGTACTTGGGTGAACGGGTCGGGGGAGGGGTTAACCTGGTCCGGGAAGGACGTGTGGGTCATTGGAGGGGCCGAAGTTTATGAACTCGCTGTGCCTCTTGTAGGCGAAATCGATCTCACACTTGTGAAAGATTGGGTAACCCCCACCGGGCAGAAGAATGTACTGCACTTCAGGTCGTTCACCTATAATTTTGATGGGATGTTTGAGATTGTCGAGAGTGTGACGAACCCGGTAGACTCTACCCTGACTCACTGTAAGTATCAGCGCCTATGAAGTACTTTGCAGTTGAAACCTTTGGCGATACTTCGCGAAAAGTGACCGGAGAGGTAGTTAGGGCTGCTTTTTCTGTTGGTTGTACATTCAAAAAAATCGAGTGTTTGGACCGGGTAACGGTAGGTGCGTTTGAATTTCAGAGGTTTCGCATACTCGAAGACCCCTCCAAGATTTTGGTCGAGTTGTCTTTGTCTGGAAGGGCTGTCATTTTCCCCGATGGGTCAGCCAAGCTAAAGGGTCGTATCGGCAAAGTTCCTGTTAGTACTCTTTTAACCGCCTCCAAAGAGCATCAAATCTACCGAGGTCCTGGGGACCCTCATTGGAAGTCCCAGTTCGAGTAGTAATGTAACCTTGAGAAGGTTTCTATCATCTTACCTTGGTGAATAGCTCCCTCGCAGGGAGACGACTATGGCGCCAAGGGAGACTTCCCCATGTTTTTGTTGCTTGCGGCTTGCGGTAAACGATTCGGGCACCTGACAGCTTCTCTCTCCGACGACATCAAAATCAGTCCCTCGATGGATGAGGTGAGTGAAATTGAAGAAGGACTCGAAGACATTGAAGAAGCCCTAAAGCGAGAAAAGAACCCTCGAAGCGGTCCGTATTGGCCAAAAATTCGTGAAACTTTGCTACAGAATTCGTCGTCTCAAGACATAGATGAAGCGATCAAGGAATGGGATAGGGATGGGCTTCCCTATATTTCTCGCGAGGTCTGTCAGCTCTGCGGGAAAAACCCGATCAAATTCTGTTTCCCAATAAAAAATCGCGTAGCTGGAAACCGCCTAATCGTCGGATGCGAGTGTATTCATAATTACTTGGTGATCAGCGGGTACGAGGCCCCTGAGGCGCTCAAGAAGCTTTTGACCTCTCAACTCAACTTGCTGAAAAAAAAGGAGAAGGGGGAAGCCTCGGAAGAGGAGCTAGTAGCGGGGACCAAGGTTTATGACGTCGAGCATCAAATTCGGCGGAGGCTTGGACTCATTACTAAAGGGGCAAAAGACTTTGACCTTAGGGAGTATGCCGAGTCTGTAAACAGTATCGTCGTTGTGGGGAACCACTTGAGCTTGAAGGACCCGGCGATTTCTGCTGCGGAATCCGTGTTAAAATTCATTAAGCCAGTCCAAAGCTTTATGGAAAAGACCCGTAAGGCACAAAAGTTTGATGGATATGGACTTAGTGCGTTGACCACAGTAGTAATGGCGAAGCGAAAGCCGGAAGTTAAGCTTGCAGCTCTCGAAACTCTACTATCGGGAATTAGCCGTTTGTTCGACGCCGGTCTGCCAAACGATGTTATTTCCCGTGGCTGGGATTCTATTGCACAGGGCAAGGTACAGCTGATCGAAAAAGTAGCGAAGAAGTGTGACCAGGGTAAGGCCATGGTCTTAAGTGACTATCGTTATGAGCTGGATGCTACGACTCAGTATGAACACCTGAACTTCATGATTGATCAGGGGCTTGAAGGGGTCCGAAAAACCTTCGATGATCAGTTGCGTCAGGTGCGAGAGACCGTAGAGGACCCAGAATTTATTGACAAGATTCAACGGCAATCGGGGGCAGTTGCGAAAATTCTGTCCTTGAGTTTCTATCCCAACCTTGCAAGCTCTGACAGTGTTGTGGAGCGCAATGCCTGGAAGACGATAGAGTTCGTTCGTGCCATAAATCGTGGCCGGAACGTTATCGACTTGGTATCCGCTTCTTTAGAGAAAACCTATAACGTAGGTGGTTCAATCAAGGACTTGGCTGGAATCAAGGTTGCGCTCCTTACAGCTGGAGATGATGGGGTCCTCGATGTAGATATAATGGGTGATGATGCCATCACGGATTTTGCTAAGAGGGTTGAGGCCAAAGACCCAAAGGTTCTAGAAATCGTTCAGAAAAAAGTGAAGGACCTTGCGGAGCTAGTCAAGAGAACTGGAAATCAACGCGTCTTTGAGGCCATGAGTGAGCAGCTTGAATTTGATGTGGAGCGTGTCTACAAGCTCTACTCGGCTTTGAATGAGTTCGAAAACAGCTTCTGTTCGGATATCCTCACCCAATGGGAGTCCGGGCACCTGAACTCTCTTAGCCCAGGACGTATGAGCAATATAAAGACGCAACTTGTACGTAAGGCACGGATAAAGGAAGTTCAAGATTCCATGTGGGAGAAGTTGCATAGTCGTCTCATGGCGAAACTCAAGTCCACATTTCGGTGATCTCACAGAGTAAGCCTCTGAACTTTCACCTGTGGGAGTACTCATATGCGAGTTGCAACCGTTCAGTTTTGTCCAACTTTCAAGGATAAATTAGGGAATCTTCAGAGGCTAGCTCGGCTGGTTATGGAGGCGGCACAAAACGGGGCTAAACTTGTAGTGTTGCCCGAGCTATGCACTACAGGATATAGCTTCATGTCCTCTCGGGAGGCGTCCCTACTTGCTGAGAGCTACACCTGGCTCGAGGACCCCAGAAAGCATCCAAGTTCCTCGATGGCAGTTTTCTACTCTCTTTGCCAAAAGCTCGAAATTGCCATAGTATTTGGTTACGTAGAAATCGATTTGGGCACGAAGCAACTTCATAATTCCCAGTTATATATAGAACCTAGTGGGTTTTATGCGTCTTATGCGAAAGTCAATCGATGGGGTTCGGATTTTCTCTGGTGTAAGCCTGGGATTTCCAACCCACCAGTGATTCACAGTCAGTTTGGTCCTCGTATTGGCATGCTTATTTGTCGTGATGTCCGGGATAAGCGTGATGACAAATGGCGAGAATTTTATTCCCCCGGTGATGCAGATATAGTGTGTTTATCCACAAATTGGGGCGACGGAGGGTTCCCAGCAGTCTCTTGGATGGACTTTGTGTCCGAGAACCGGACTGGACTCATCGTCTCGAACCGTTACGGGCAAGAGGGTCCCAATGACTTCGGTGAGGGTGGGGTCTGTGTTATCACTCAAGAGGGTGCTGTCCTGTGTGAGGGCTTGGTTTGGAGTCAAGATTGTATCGTATACGCTGAGGTGTGAAAATGAGTTACGACTATGAACGCACTAAGACGGCGATGGATTTTAGTCAGGTAGTAGGTAAGCCCGCTGAGGCAGATGAGGCAGTTGTCAAAGCCTACTTGGCTCTACACTCGTTCAAGTTCGGCCTTGACAAGATGGAAGCGATCCCGGCGGACCTACAGCCCCTTTACCGTCAGTGCATGAAGGCCCTGGACAAGATCGGCGACGCTCGTGCTGCAACCAACCAACTTCGTGAGATGATGAAGAGATTTCGGTTCTAAGGGGTCCCAGAGCCCGAGTGCGAATCAGTGTAAACCCAGCCCTGCACCTCCGAAGAATCCTGGACCCTCAAAAGTCCTTTAGTTTTTCAGCCTTTCGGTGTAAGATCGATCATGCCCAACCCGATTAGGTGTTCTTTTTGTGGACGTCCGCGCAACGAAGTCAAGAATATAATCGCAGCCCATCCGGAAGATGGGCCATTTATCTGCAACAGGTGCGTCGATACGGCTGCAAGTGAGATTAAAGCCGGGGCAAAAAGGGGAGGATTTGAGGTACCCAAAGAGGAGCCCCTGAGGAAACCTCGGGAAATTCGGGCTTACCTAGACCAATTCGTGATCGGTCAGGATCAAGCCAAAGTGGACATTTCCATTGCAGTCTACAACCACTTCAAACGACGGCAGCTTCGGACTACCAAGATTGAGGACGGTTCAGAGCGGGTCGAAATCGAAAAGAGCAATATTTTGCTTCTCGGTCCATCAGGCACTGGCAAGACCCACTTAGCCAGGACCATTGCAAGGATGCTTCAGGTCCCGTTTCACGTCGGGGATGCTACCCGACTGACTCAGGCCGGGTATGTGGGAGATGACGTGGAAACCCTACTTCAGGGGCTCATCCTGGATGCAGGCGGGGATATCGAGCGGGCGCAATGGGGGATTATTTTTTTGGACGAGGTGGACAAGATCGCTCGTGGGTCTGGACGCGAACGCGCTGGATATCGAGACGTTTCGGGTGAGGGGGTTCAACAAGCCCTACTAAAACTTTTGGAGGGGTCCAAGGTTAATGTCCCTCGTGGCGGTAAGGCGGGAATGATGACCGCTTACGATACCATCGATACTGCGAACATTTTGTTCATTTGCGCGGGGTCCTTTTCTGGAATCGAGCCCATAGTTGAGAGCCGCTTAAACAAAGGGGCTGTTCGTCTTGGCTTCGGCGCCTCCTCAGAAAAACGTAAGCTGGATACTTCGACTTCATATCTTGAGGCTACCGAAGACGACATTATGGAATTTGGAGTAATTCCGGAAATGATGGGAAGACTTCCGGTCCTCACCACGACAGTCGAGCTAAGCGAAGACGAAATGGTTCAGGTTCTTACGGAGCCTAAAAACAGCATTGTCAAGCAGGTCAAGAGCTTATTTCGGATGGATCATATCGTGCTAGATTTCACGGAAGAAGCCCTCCGGGCTATCGCTAGAGAGGCTAAAAAACGCCCCACAGGCGCTCGTGCTCTCAGGAGTATCGTAGAGAAGACGTTGAAGACTTTTGCGTACGATTCCCCGAGTAATGCTGATATTGAGCGCATCCTTGTGACTGAAGAGACCGTGCAGGGAGGCCAGGGCGTTATCACCCTTCGGGGGCAGCAAAAAGCCGAAGCCTGATCTTTTGATAGGTTTAGTGGGGAAGGAGCTTTCTCATGAACCTGTCTATAGTATCAAGAGTTGTTCGTAGATTTCAGGCCAGTATAGGCCTTCCGATGACGCATAGTGAAAGCTGGCCGGAAGTCCGAAACTTTAGGCTGACGCCAGAAAAACTCGACGTATTCCAAGATGCCTATAAAGTCGAGTACTCTTACGAAGGGCAGTATGACCTTCTCATCCCGGCCTCCATTTACTTTTGGTTTAAGGGTGATGGACCTCCAGGACAGTACGAAGGTGAGATTGCGAACAAGCCTATTCGTGGTGACTGGAAAGATCCACACGATGTGGAGCGTATTCTAAAGCAAATAGAGGGTGAGATTGCGAAAGCCTCTCGAGAAGCCGCGAAGGACTTGGAAGTTCAGGTCAAGAGCCTCCAGAACGCAAAGTGGGAAGTAGACTTCAGCGAGGATTTTGGTTCTGCTGTCGCTTCTTATCGAAATTCTGACAAATACGATGATGCACAAATGACAGTCGATTTCGAGAACGTTCGGGAGGCCCTGCAACTTAACAGACCCCAAGAGGCGAGGATTCACTTTTCGCAGGGTGCCGATTATGAGGGGAGCTATGGGGAAGTTGAGTTAGAGCGCAAGTACCGAAGTCTTGATGACATGAAGAAGTTAATGCTCATGGCTGAGCGCCTTTGGGACAAAAAGCATAGGGTCTGATCATGCCTAGCCCTGTAGATAAGTACTACAAGCAAGTTAAAGAGCAGAACCCTTCTTACAGTGAGGAGCAGGCTTGGGCCACCGCCTGGTCTATCTACTGTAAACACAAGAATCCGGGGTCACCCCACTGCCATAAGGATCCTTCTGAGTACCTGAGAACGAAATCGGCGCTCCGAGACTTTCAGGATGTTGTGATAGCCCGAAAGATCGCGACTCGGTTTAGGGAATCCTTCAAGTATGACCCGAAGGAAACCAAAGAGCACAAGGCCGAGAAAATTGCGAAAAAGATCCGGGAAGCTACGGGACTATCGAAAGGGATCTCTGAGGCTATCGCGGATGCTTTCGTTCGTGGACGCGAGCTTGCGCGTCTCGCTCTTCAAAAAGGGTGGCCTTTGGAGGGAGACCTCATCGAAGGTCCAGCAGGGACTCTGTCCCTAGATGCAATCAGAACTGCATCTGATTAGGCACTTCTCGAAAAATGCAGAAGGCACTTGCACTTTGACCTGGGTGCCGTCCGGGTGTTCAAGGACGAGTGAGTGTCTAATCCTTCCTGGTATAAGGTTAGCATACTTGGATGGGTCTTTTTTGTCCATCTTCGAATAGATGGGGCGAGCTTCTTCGGTCCCGACGATTTTTAGGATCATGCAGGATCTCTGGCTACAAGGACTTGATTGGACCCTCCGAGTCTAAGCTGATTCCTTCTGCTTCCTTGTATCGATCTTCCTTGAGTACCGGGACATAACTTTTTCGATGAATGGGGGTCATGCCGAGTCTGGCGATGGCTGCTCTGTGTTCTGCGGTCCCGTAGCCTTGATGCTTGTAGAGGCCGTACCCAGGATATTGTTCGGCCAATTTCCACATATAACGATCGTGGGTGACCTTACCTAAAATGCTCGCGGTGGAAACAGCCGGAACTATTCCGTCCGCTTTCGGGAAACGAAGATGATTGAGGTCATGGATTTTGACGGTACCATCGATGACAACAAAAGCGTCTGGGTACTTCTCTTGGACCCTTGTAATCGTGGCGAGGTAGCACCTGTGAAGTGCGGACATGACACCATCCCGGTCGATTTCGTCCGCATGGGCTAGCTCTATTGCATGTGTGATTTTGGGTGAAAGTAGCTCAAATAAGGCCTCACGTTTTTTTGGCCTCACCTTTTTTGAGTCGTCTACCCCAAGTGGCGGAACCCAATTGGTTCGAACGCCCACAGCACAGACGACAAGAGGCCCTGCCCATGTCCCAAATCCGCATTCGTCCGCTCCGATGACATATGGGCAGGTTAGGCGAAGCTTTTCGTACTTTTCCCTGTCGTCCCGACAAGTATCAGATTCGCTTATTTCCATGCCGGTAGGGCCTTCTTTGGTTGTAGCCGGTTTTTTCGGCAATCGCGCTCCATATATCGATGTTGAAGTCATAAGCTAATCGAAACGCATACCTGATGGCTATAGCTAGGAAAAAGTCCTCAGTTAGGACCCCATGTGAGTCCGCGTTCCACGCCATAGAGATGGCCCAGCTTATTCGGACTAAGTACTCTTCTAGTGAATCATAGTTCTCTAGTGCGGGCAATCGCCCTAAAGCCTGGTCCAGATCGTACCCCTGTTCAGCGGAGTAATCTGCAATCCGAATCACCACATCGGCCAATTCGATGGGAATTCCACATGGTTTATCGCCTTTCTCTCCTACGGTAGTATACTCAACCCCCTCCTTAGAGTAGGTTTTTTCGTACCAGACCTCATTCACTTCGTGATTTTTTCTGTACTCTTCTATTATTTCAGATATTTCAGTCTGTACTAAAAGACTGATGGCCGCTTTGGACCTAGGTGTGTCCCACCATCCTTTTTCGTGGGCTATTTGGTTAGAAATCTTGGAGAGTTCGGTTACCGAGTCAGTTAGCATGTGCGAAGCTACACCGGAGCTAAGCAGCCTTTTGCTTGCGCAACGAGGAAACCTTAGCCACAAGTGCTCTGAGGGTGTTCCGGTCTTCTGGGACTTCGCACCGGGTATCAAAGGCGGCCAGGCCTCGGTCACGTACCTTAAGGTCGGCCAGGCCTAGTACGAGACCTAGGATCGCAATAGACCTTGCCTGGTTGCATTGCGATGGCGGGCCGTTCAGAATTTGAGCGGCTTCCTGCACCAACTCTTTTCGGTTCATCCTCTGGTAGGGTTCTATCGGGATAGTCTGTGCTCCTACTTGGATACTTCTTTCCCAAAAATTGATCTGAACTTGGATCTCTCCAGATCCTTTGCAGCGAAAGCATATCCCATCTTGTACATGGCTGTACTGACCAAGATAACCGTTTCCTAGGCACCGAGGGCAAACCGTGTGAGCCTTCATGACTTAACAACGGCTGACCCTAAGATTTTTTCAACTTGAAACCATTTTTGGTGTAAACTTGATTGTGCTCAACAAAAAAGTCATAAAAAGCGGTAGAGAAGCTGGTTTTCCGTACTCCCTATCTCGATGGACGGACGTTTGTGGGGACGAGAGTAAGTGGGAATGGTTCAAATCTGCGATAAAGTCTGGCATGATGATTGGGTTTGACCCTAAAAATGGGATGCCTGCCAGATGGTCGTTGAGACCCGACGATACTCTTGGTCTTGTGTTCTGGACGAAAGATCCAACTAACCTAATCTGGGATTGGAACCCCCTCGAGCGAGGATATAGGGTTAAGGTTCACTTTACCCTCACTGGCTGGGAAGAGGTGGAGGATCGGGTTCCGAGTTTACGTCAGGGGATTGCTACCCTAGCGATGGCAGCGGATGTATTCAAACCGGAGAACATCTATTGGAGGTTCAGTCCGGTCCCCATGGTATCAGATGTAGTGCCTCGATTTGACCAGATCCTGGCTATGGCAGCCGAGCACGGACTAAACCGAGTCTATCTGTCGTTCCTTCATAGGAACGACCTCATGCCGGAAACCCGTACGGATACCGACAAGATGAACGTACTTGTTCAAATTGCTGAGCTAGCGGAACGGAGGGGGGTTAGAGTATACCTCTGTAATGAGGATCGATTTCTTTGGGGGATCGCGCAACCTCACCCAAATCTCAGTAGTGGGGTTTGCGCGCCACCAGAAGATTTTTCGATACCGGGCAGAGACCTGAGTCCTTCTGAGGGATGTGGTTGTGCTCTGATGGTAGATCCCTTCACGGTCAATGAGACTTGCAAACTCGGATGTAAGTACTGCTATGCGGCGGACAAGAATTTAAGTCCTGAGCGGCGGACTACCCGAAAACTTCCGGTGATCCTATGAAGTTTGTACCCAGTCCATTTTTGGCTCCAGAGGACCTAGGTATCGACCTGGAGGAAGACTCGCCTGATATCACGAGTGAAGATGTTCGCAAAGCGGTGGAGACCTCATCGCAGGAAGACTTCGTGACACAGGTTAAGACTATTGTTCTTCGTGCCCCTACGAAGACTCCGCTGTTCAAGCTGCGACGAAGAGGCGGAGTGCTCTTTTGTTGTGTAACCCTTGGGGGGAAAAAGACTCTATTTCGAATGGAATGGTTGAGGAAATAATGAGCGATTGTTACGATGACGCACCACACGGGACTGGGTTCGAACCAACTCTTTGTGACGGGGACATCACAAACAACGAGTGGTTTGGTGAGGGGGTTTGCCTCCTAGATACTATGACCAAGGATCAGGTAATCTACGCGATCCAACATAACCCGAAAGCAAGAGACGATCTGAGACGCGTAACAACGTGTGACGAACTCCATGACTTGTTGGATAAAGTCCCGCTTCTTCCTACGGTTCAAGAGGATGACGAAGCGCAAAAGCGTATGAACCAGACAGACTGTCTTCCATTCTACAATGTATTTCGCGGGAATTGTAGCGATCGATGAGCGCTCGGCAGCTACGAAAACTTAGAAGGATCGAGGACACCAAGTCTCTTACTTCTACCGCATTTCAGGGACTAGCTCAAGTCGGGGACCTGACCTCAAAGATCGATCAGTTTTTGTCGGCGGTGCAACAAATGCAAAACCTTGCCGAGAAAATCGATGAATCTGGTGAGATCATGCAGGTGGCGAAGCAAGCTCAGGAAGCGGTTGAGTCAGTCCAAACAAGCCTACTCCACTTGGGGTTGCGCCAAGAGATTCATCAAAGAGTACTCATTCGGATACTCTACTACTTCAAGCAGTTCTTTACTGAAAGCTCTTCTATTTCTTCCGAGTTGGGAGTTTTGGAAGCTGAGCTTACCCATAAGGCAGATGAGTCAGAATGAAGACCGCACGCACACACGAGCCGATAAAACAGATAACACCGGTGGGTCCACTAGCGTGGGATGCCCTGATGTCCCGAGCCATCAAGCGAGCCGAGACTACGGGAGACCCTCGTTTGGAAGCGCTTCGTCGCGCGATTCGACAGGGGAAATCCGAGATAACCCTAAGGAAGTTTGGGATAATTTCCGACAGGGATCTAGAACGAGAGTTTCCCACTTGAGAGACCCCGCAGAAACTCTCCTTACGGCCTTCAAAGAGGGGGATTTTGAGGTTGCGTACACGTCCGCACTGGAACTCCAGAAAGCCTATCACGAGGCTATGCTCGAGATTTCTAGGCTAAATTTCAAGTTAAACTTCGGCACTCAAGTCTGTCAGAGATGTGATGGACTAAGGGCGGGACCAGGGGTCGTCGCGACGTGTTATCAAATTGAGAGGTGCGAATTTAAAAGCTTGAAGGCGGGCGAAGAGGACGCTAAAAGGTCTGAGGTCATCGATCGGCTCACGCAACAAAGATGACCCCACACTTAATCAGTGGTGCGGATGTTTGAATTATGGTACCCTTTTGGGTACTAATAGATGGAGAAAGGATTAACCCAGATGAATAAGTCTGACTCGGATCTCGAAAAGGAGCTATTGGAGAAGAAAGAGGCTAAGTTAGCTTCTTTGGCGGAGCAATACCACAAGATCATCGAGGACTACAATACTCTAGCAGAGCAGATTAGGAGTCTGCGAGCAATTTTGGGTATGGATACAACGGTCGAGGATCTGTCGGATTCCGGTCTAATGCTCCCTGCCTCAAAATCGTCAGCCCCGAAGGCCAGGAAAAAGCCTGGTAGGAAAGCCAAAGCTGCGCCCAAGAAGATGCAGGCCAAGGCGCCTAAGCGTGGCCCGAAAACTAAGCAGGTGCCGAGATTAATCGACGCCATTCAAATTGTGATGGGGTCGTCTACAGTTACTGCAACTGAAGTACACACGGAGCTGAAGAAACGACATTGGCTTCCTAACTCGGATGATCCACTAGGGTATATTCGATATACGTTGTCTGCAAATAAGGATATTTTCCTGCGGGTCGAGGGGCAGCGAGGGCACTACTATCTGGATGACACCAATTCAAATTGTAAGAAGTCGTCGCACGATGAGGCCAAATCAGAAACCCCGAAGGCCAAACCGGAGGTTAAGAAAGCGGCTGAACCTGTTCCGGAGCCTGAGGGTACGCCTGCACCGGTAGCAAAACCTAAGGCGGTTAGGACACCCAGGGCTGCCAAGGTGGCGGTGAGGGTAGAACCAAAAACTGCTCCACCGGCGGAAGCAGTAACGACCACCTCCTTGGGCCCGGAATCCCCAGAAGCGATCGTAGACTCAATTCTCTCGCAGACAGTAGCTGCGGCATTTTCCTGACCTTATAGTATACGTTGCCGAATCCCCCTAGGAACTAGGTGTATCATTGGGTAACGTGAATCCGCATCACACATTGTTGGCTATTACGCGCTTTGCAAAGTCAAAGATGCGTTTGTATGTATATGAGCGCAAAAGCTTGGAAGAGGGTGTTAGCGATTCGTGGAAATCCCTACTTTTAGTTGAGCAAGATTTTCTCGTGGGATCGCAGAAAGAGTGGACCGATTTACTCAAGATGTGGAATCTTCAGGATAAGAAGGAAAGGCAGGAATTAGAGTACCTTTTACTTCAGGGGGTAAAGGAAGCGAGATTGGAAGTTATTCAGTTTCTAGAGGGGAAAGTTCCGGAGGTTGCGACGCTTTTGGACGAGTTCGTAGCCTCTGGGCGGTGTTCTCCTCTAGGGAGCAACTGAGAATGGACTTAGGTGATCTCGTACGATATCAGGACAAGTCATGGTCGGTCACAAGTTACGATCGCGTGGCACGTCTCATGATTCTGCATACCTCAGAAGGAGAAAAAATCGAACTCCCTCGAGAGTATGACCGAATTCACTCATCCGAACTTCAGATCGTTACTCACCCGCCCACGAAATGGCCTATGCTCACGGCCCCGACACGAAGTGGGGCGGGTCCGTTCGTTCAGCTGATGGTACCTCCACCACCGGGGAGAGGGTCCGAGCGAGTTCTTGTCCCCTGGGTGGACTGGGTACCTAGTGACTGTGCTCGGGAAGGAGGCTCATTTTTTGTGAGCCCTGAAGTGGGCCTTCTGCCCGGTATGCTTTTAATAGCTACTCATAAAAACGGAGCCTTAGTCCGTATCGTGGTGCCCAAAACATTTGGGACCGTTCAACAGCGCAAAATTCTCGCCAATTCTCGTAAGCCGCTGGAGCCAGCAGAAAAAAATCGGTTTACCCGGCTTTTAGGCGATGACAGTGAATAAGCTCTCAGTGTTGGTTGAATCCTCAATCGGCCAGGTGCGGGTATTGCGGCATGACCTTGCAGCCGATTTCGAGCGACGAGTTCAGGTCGAGGTTCCTCGGGTAGGGCGACGGATCACCTGCACTGTCGGATGCGCCTGGTGCTGTCACCACCCTATTTCGATCTCTATCTTCGAGGGACTCCTCATTTTTCGATGGCTTGTTCGCAATGGTAAGTGGACACTTTCCTTGCGTGAAAAGCTGAGAAGTACGGCTGACCAGCAATTTGGGACTACTTATGAGGTATGGCTTCTATCGATGATCCCGTGCCCATTGTTGAGCGAAACTAAGGAATGTATAGCGTACCCCTCCCGGCCTCTCATTTGCCGCGTCTATTACTCAGTTACGGACCCTTACTACTGTCACCCCCATCGATTAGGCGCTCAAACAGCCATTCTCCCTCGTGAGGCGGTCGTTGATCCGTTCCATCGGGAACAGG